AGGAACTCGACAAGCCGGGGTACGAAAACCCCTTCAAGAAGGAGTAACCGATGACGGGTCAGCAGAAAACCGTCTCGCCGGAGGCGCAAGACATTCTCGACCGCCTCCGCGAGCATTACCGGCAGCAAGGAAAAGCCGCCGCTGCCGCAAACTACAACCGGCACCTCAAGTCGTTCTTCTCATGGGCCGAGGGGCAGGGGTACTCGGTCAAGACCCTGCCGCCCGACTCCGTCGAGACTTTCCTCGCGGCCAGCGGCCAGAAGGAGACGACGGCCTACGTCATGCGGACGCAGATCAAGAGCGCGCTCCGTGAGGCCCACGCGGCTCTCGGCGTCGACTTCGCCCATCTGGAGTACCAGACCGGCAAGCCCCGCGCGGTCCGCCAAGTTCAAAAACAGCGCGAGAAAGAGAAGCGCGCCGAGAAGCGCGCCGCCGCCCTCGACGGCCAACAGCCCACCTTCCTGTTCGACCCGCACGCCCACAACCCCGTCCCCCACTACGCAGAGGAACCTTCGATGCCCCACGACGTCACCCAGCCGGAACCCCCGGCACCCGCCCCCGCGACCCCGTACCCCACCGGGGCATCGGCCGGCGGGGCTGCGGGACAGCCAATCGTCATTCAGATGCAACAGCCGCGTCCGGTCGCCCCTGCGGCCGTCACCAAGGGTCCGACGGCGACCGCGCAGTCGGCCCAGCGGGGCATCGTCATCAACAACCACACGTTCACCGGCCCCTACGTCAAAATCAGCCGGATTGCCGATGGTTCTGAGCCGTTCGTCGCTCCCGGCACGGAGACGTTCGTGACCACGCTGCCGGCCTCGCAGCTTGTGCCGCACGGCGACCTTGGGGCGTTCCTCCAGCAGTTCATCGTGCCGGGGCTGCGGCTCGCCTCGACGACCGCACAGGTTCAGTTCGTATTCCACGAACTCAACGACCGCCGTCAGCCGACCGGCCGGCGCGACGAACTCGTCGTCTCGGTGCCGATGGGCGGTTCGATGTTCGGCGGCCAACCGGCCAGCGCCCCGGCGCCTTCGATGCCGTTCGGCGGCTCGCTCCACGGGATGCCGGCCCCGGCCCCGCAGTTCGACCCCGCGACGGCGTACCTGCTCAAGAAGCTCGACGAGGAGTCCGAGGGCGCGAAGCGCCGGGCCGACGACCTCGCCGTCGAACTCAAGAAGGCGCAGGACGCGCAGACGCAGTTCCTCCTCATGCAGCAGATGCAGCGGGAGAACGACCTGCGGCGCGACTTGGAGGAGCGCAAGATTCGCGAGATGGAGCGCGCCCAGCAGACCGCCCTCGCGGCTTCGATGCCGCCCCCGATGCCGACCATCCTGCCGCCGGAGCCTAAGTCCGACGGGACTGCGGAACTCGTCCGCGCGCTGACCGAGTCGAACGCGCGGGTCTTTGAGGTCATGCTCGCCCGCACGAATCAGCCGGCGCCGGTCGCGCCGCAGCAGAAGGACGCCGCCGAGTGGGTGCTGCCGCTGATTTCGCAGATGCAGCAGCAGGCGATGGCCCAGCAGCAGGCGAACCAGCAGATGCTCGTTCAAATCATGCAGGGCAATCAGCAGTTCATGCAGGCGCTCGTCACGCGTGAATCGCCGGAGGTCAAACTCCTCCGTGACGAGTTGCGGGAGGTGAGGGCTGCGGCCAACGCCCCAAAAGGGGATGACATCGAGGAGTTCGCCGAGAAGTTCCAGAAGCTCAAGGTCGTCGGCGAACTGATGGGTGGCGGCGGCGGAGCCGCGACCACGGGCCTCATCGATAGCCTCGTCGCCAACGCGGACACCATCGGCGCTGGCGTCGCGAAGATTATCGCTGCCGCGAAGCCGACCCCGCGTCTGCCGATGCGCGCGCCGACGCCGATGGCCGGGGCGCCCATCCAGACCCAGCAGGCGCTCCCGCCCGGCCAGCCGCAGCAGCAGGCCGCGCCGCCGCCGAAGCCGGAGGTCGCCATCGCGCATCTGGCTGCCGCGTCCGAGGCCGCGCTCGCGGGCGACCAAGAGCAGAAGGTCATCGACGAGGTCGTGTCGATGGTGCAGTCGCTCATGGGGCTGCCGCACCCGTTCCCGACCATCGGCCGCAAGGTGCTGGAGGCGCTGAAGCAGGTGAAAGACCACGATGACCTGTTCTCGGTCGCCAAGCATCTGTGGGTCGCCACCGGGCAGGAAATCGATAAGAAGGCGGCGCGGGCTATCGCCGACGTGTTCTACAAGTGGTTCCCGCTCGTCCACCAGAGCCTCTTCGGCGAGATGCGCTACCTCGACGGGCAGAGCGAGGAGATGTTCGCGGCCATCATGGCGGCGGGCGTCCCCCAGCCGGCAGAGGAGCCGGAGTCGGATGAGGAGTCCGGCGAGGACGGCGAGGACGACGGCGAGGAGTCGGAGGACGACGGCGCCATCGATACTGCGGCTGTCGATGACAACGCCAAGACCATCGGTGGATAGGTAGAGTAGGCGTAAGTGTCGGAACGCGGGGAGTCGGCCACGGTGCCGGCTCCCCGTTTTTCGTGGTAGGCTGCGCGCCATGCCGCTCCTTACCATCAAGCTGCAACGCGTTCCCAACGTCCTCGGCATCTATGGCAAGTCGAAGGACGAGTTCCCGCAGTCGGCGTCGTGGCTCCACCCGGACGCCGCTCGCGGGTTCGCGGCTCTGCAAGCCGGCCTCGGCCAGCGGGTGCGCGTTTCTGACGTGTTTCGGACCGCTGAGCAGTCGCTCGCGGCGCGCGCCATGAAGTCCGGCGTTCAGCCGCCGGGGTTCTCGCTCCACAACTACGGCATCGCCATCGACATCCACACCGACGCCATGCTCGCGGCGCTCAAGCTGGACAAGCCGGCCCTCGACAAGCGGTTCACCGAACACGGGTGGTTCTGCCACCGCAAGGACGGCAAGCGCGGCATGGAGGATTGGCACTTCAACTTTCTCGGTGTCGGCGACGAAGCCGCGCCGTTCCTCGCGGCGAGCGCGAAGTCGTCGAACACGTCGGCCGCCGGGGATGCGAAAATCCGCGCGATTCACGGCGACGACTTGACGCTGACCCCTGCGGAGGCGCAGGAAGCGCTGAAAAAGCTGCGGATGTACCACGGCGACCTCGACGGCAAGTTCGGTCCCCGGTCGCAGCAGGCGCTCATGGTGTTCCAGCGGGCGTGGAAGCTCGTTGACTCCGGCGTGCTGGACGCCAAGACTGAGCGAACACTCGCCTACGTCACCGCGAATCGCGTCGAACTCGACCCGGCGTCGGTCTAAGGGGCATCGATGGCGTCCCAGCTTCTCGTCAACGTGCTGCCGGTCGTGAACCTCGCGGGGGGCGCGTCCGTCACGCTCGCCCACGGGCTGCGGTCCGGCGACCAGCCGGTAACGCCGACGCAGGTGCTTTGCGACCGGGCCTCGCCTCTCGTCGTGAGCGCCGCCACCGACATCAGCATCACGGTCACGAATCCGACGGCCTCGCCGCTCACGGCGAACTTCCGCTGCGAGTACGACCACTCGATTCACGCGGTCGGGGCGACGCCGACGAAGTGGGGCGGGGTGCCGTTCACGGCGGCCGGTGTCGCGGTCTACGGGCAGTTTTTTAGCGACCTCGACCAAGTGATTTCCAACGGGACCGGCATCACGCTGATGTCTTTCGAGAACACGTCGAGCGCGAACGGGGTGTCGGTCGTCGACCCCGGCGCCGGTCCGACGCAACTCACCGTGGCTGCGGCGGGCGTCTACTGCTTCACCCTGTCGCCGCAGCTTCTCAAGACGGCGGGCGGGGGGTCGGGAAAGGTCGCGTTTTGGGCGCGGAAGAACGGCATCGATTTGCCGGATTCCGCGTCGGTCGTCGCGCTCACGAACAACCAAGAGAACTTGACGTTCATCGAACTGGTCGTTCCGATGAACGCTGGCGACAATGTCGAATGGGCGTGCAACGCGGACGTCGCGAACTGCCGGCTTGAGCACTTCCCCGCGTCTGTCGCGCCCGCGCTTGTGCGTCCTGCCGTCCCCAGCATCATCGCCGGGGTCAAACTCATCGGAACATAGCCCATCGAAGGAGTCCGCTCATGCCGTTCACGATCATCGAGGAACGCCCCTGCCCGCGCCCGACGCTCGACGTCGCGCTGAACCTGCGAAACCGGAAGAAGGCCATCGACGTCGCGATGTACGGTCCCGCGAACCCGCGACTGCCGAACGACGGCTACTGGAAGAAGCTCGCGGGCGTGTGGGGAATCTCGCCGGGCGAGGCGCGGACCATGCGCTGCGGGAACTGCGCGGCCTTTGACATCAAGCGGGAGACGCTGGACTGCATCCGCAAGGGCATCGGGCGCGACGGCATCGACCCGCAGGACACCGTGGTCGCGGCCGAACTCGGCTACTGCCGGATGTTCGCCTTCAAGTGCGCGGCGTCGCGGACGTGCAGCGCATGGGTCGTCGGCGGCCCCATTCGTTGAGGTGGCGCATGGCCCATCGATGCACGAACGGCCGGACCGACCCCGCGCTGTGGGAGCGCGCCAAGCGGGACGCTGTAAAGCGTCTCGGTGGGCGCCATTCGGCGCGCGCGATGCAGCTTGCGGGCAAGCTGTACCGCGAGCGCGGGGGCGGGTACTGCGGTGCGCGGACCAAGGCGCAGCGGAAGCTGTCGAAGTGGACGCGCGAGGATTGGCGGACCTACACGGGCGAGAAGGCGTGTCGGGGCGCGAAGTGCGACCGATACCTGCCGGCGGCGGCATGGGAGCGCCTGTCGCCGCAGGAGGCGGCGGCGACGCGGTCGCGCAAGCTGAAAGCGCGGCGGCAGTATGTCCCGAACGCCCCGGCGGCGCGAGCGGCGGGGAGGCGAGCGCGCGGGGTCGGGGCGCTGCCTTCGATGGATTGGCGCAGCGTTGCGGTGTCGGCGCTTGCGGGGATGGCGCTCATCGCTTTCGCGCGCCGGTAATCGCGCGTCAAGGTGATCGGGTCGTGGTATGAGGTCCGGTCATGGCAGTTACCGTCACCCGGCTCGATGGACAGAATGTCGGACTTCGTCTGCTGGGGCAGGTCAGCGTCAACGCGTTGTCGTTGAATCTGACGACCGGAGACGTGTCGAGTGCGTTCTTCAACGCCGAGGACTGCCGGATTCTCAAGCAGTTCGCGCTGTCGTTGTTCCAAATCGTCCCCGTCTCCGCGAGGTCGGCGGCATCGATTGGCCTTCTGGCGCGCCTGTGCGCTGTCTCGCCGGCTGACGCCTCGACGCTCACGCTGACGTCGTCGGTGTCACAGGGCGTGGCGACGCTCGTCGCGTCGGTCACGGCGTCGCCGGCCTCGCTTCTGCTCACCATCCCGTTCTCGCCGTCGGGCGGGCTTGTCCCCGGCATGGTGACGTCGAACGCGCAAGGCGGCGGGACCAGCGGGAACTCGTACATCGTGCTGCCCTACGAGGGTCCGCTCGACGTGGGAGATGCGGTGGTGCGGTCGCCGACGACGGGACGCGTGCGTCGGGCGGACCCGTGGGTAGAGACATTGATGCCGGCCATCGGAATCGCGGTGGATTGGGAGGGCGGAGACGTGAAGGTGCAGCTTGACGGGATCGTCGGTGGCCTCTACGCCGCGACGGCGCAGCCGCTCTTGTTCGTGGGAGAAAATGGCCGTCTGGTGCCTATCGCCGACGTCATTCCACGGGTGCAAATGATGGGGTACTGGCTGGACTCCAGCCGGTTCAAGTTGAACATCGACCCGCGAGCCTTCATCCGAGCGTGAGTGCTGGAACCGGGTCGCACGTTGGTAAATTCGCGACAGTCATGTAGAGTCCTTCTCGTCTTGGGAGTTCGTCCGCGCCTCAAGACGCAGCAGGGACTCTGAGGTGCGGAATCATGAGTGAACACAACAAGCCCAAGCGTCAGTATCGCCGTCGTCAGAAGTCTCCCGTCGTGTCCGCGACGGAATCGTCCGCGTCGATGGAGTCGGCTTCGGTCGCGTCGGAGCCGGCCCCTTCGATTCCCTCTCCGACGCCCCCGCGATTGACGAGCGTCGAGATTTTCCATCTCCGCCTCGCCGAAACCGAGATTCGCGCTGCGCTTGCCGAGAAGGAAGCGGCGCGACTGCGTCGTCTCTACTTCCTCGCGCTCATCGACCCTAAGGGGACGGTGCTGGCCGAGGAAAAGAACTTGGGGCAAAAGGAACGAGCGCTTCGTGAGGCGCAGGCGAAGTTCGCGGCGCTGCGAGAGCGCGTCGGCAAGCGTTTGAACTTGGATATGAGCAAGGCCGGAATCGATGTCGAAACCGGCGAGGTGATGGTGCCGTCCGCGTAAACCATTCGGCGGATTGGCCGCCGATAATGCCCATCTGGTGATGGGCGCACAGGAGCAAGACGATGGCTAACGTGAGGAAGTTTCTCTTTTTCGACCCGGCGACGGGTCAGTATCGGGAGCAGACCGCGACCGATACCATTCAGATCGCGAACGGCGTTGACGCGCTGGACGCGGTGAACAAGAGCCAGCTTGACGCCGTTGCGGCGGCGGCGGATGCGGCTGTCGAGGCCGAGGAAGCCCGCGCTCTCGCAGCCGAGGCGGCTCTCCAGAGCGCCATCGATGGCGTGGCGGCCGACCTGTCGGACGAGGTTGATCGCGCGACTGCGGCCGAGCAGGCCATCGCGGCTGACCTTGCGACCGAGGTTTCGGATCGCGAGGCGGCGATCACGGCTCTCGACGCGGAACTGTCGGCCGACATTCTGGCCGAGCAGACCCGCGCGCAGGCGGCCGAGGCTTCGCTTCAGTCGGCGCTGACGCAGGAGATCGCGGACCGCGTCGCTGGCGACCTCACCGAGAAGAACCGGGCCGAGGCTGCCGAGGCTTCGCTGCTGTCGGCGATCAACACCGAGGTCAGCGACCGTATCGCTGCGGTGAGCGCCGAGGCTTCGGCTCGCGCTGCGGCCGACGCGACCGAGCTGGCTCGCGCGCAGGCGGCGGAAGCCGACCTTCAGTCGCAGATCACCGCCGAGGTTGCGGCGCGTGAGGCCGCGATCACGTCGCTCAACAGCACCCTGTCGGCGGCCATCACCGCCGAGGAGACGGCCCGCATCGCTGCGGACGGCGTGCTCCAGAGCAACATCGATGATGAGGAGTCGGCTCGTATCGCTGCCGACGCGACCCTCACGTCGGACCTCGCGGCCGAGGTTGCGCGTGCGACCGCCGCCGAGAGCGTGCTGACCGCCGACCTCGCGTCGGAGGTTGCGGCTCGCGAGGCCGCCGTCTCTGCCGAGGCGCTGGCTCGCCAGAACGCCGATGACGGCCTTGCCGCCGACATCGCGGCCGAGGAAGTGCGTGCGCTGGCCGCCGAGGGCGTCCTTCAGTCGAACATCGATGCCGAGGAAGCGGCGCGTATCGCGGCCGTTTCGGCCGAAGAGGCCGCTCGCATCGCTGGCGATGCCGCGACCCTCGCGTCGGCGAACGCCTACGCCGATAGCCTCGTCGAAGGCATCTCGTTCAAGTCGTCCGTGCGCGTCGCGCTGCCGACTTCGTTCGATATGGGCGGCAGCACGATCAATATGCCCGCCGACTACGCCAGCGTGGCGTCGGCCCTCGGTACTGAGGCCGGCGACCGCATCCTGCTGATCCAGCCGGAAGGTTCGGCTGGCGCCATGAACGCCGGTATCTACGTCGTGAACAGCGGCAACACCGCGCTCGTTCGCGCGCCGGATATGGCGGTTGGCTCTGACGCGTCGGGCGCCTACGTCTACGTCGAAGAGGGCGTGGTCGGAAGCACCATCCCGCACGCCAACCCCGGAACGTCGTTCGTTTGCGCCAACGTCAAGGGTGGCGACATCGTTGGCACCGACCCGCTCGATTTCGCGGTGTTCCAGCGCGTCGAGAACCTGACCTTCTCCAACGGGGTTCAGAAGATCGGCCTCGACGTTTCGGCCAAGGTCAAGACGAACGGCGCCATCGGCGCGGGCAGCAACGGGCTTGAGCTGCTGTTCGACACCACCCTGCTGAAGATCGATGGCAGCGGCAACGTCACCATCAACGACCCGCTCGCCGGTGGCCCGCTGAACATCGCGGACAGCCTGCACGGCCACAGCCACACCAGCGCGGTGCGGCCGTCGACCGCTGCCAACGAGGCGCACTTCGCCAAGTTCAACGGCGACAGCGCGACGTGGGACTCCTCGTCCTGCATGGCGTTCGTGGAATCGAAGGACGGCAGCGGCACCGCCGTCATCGTGTTCAGCGGCAAGGGCGAGCACTCGTCGCTCTCCACCGCGCTGTCGGCCTTCTCGGTCGGCGACACGGTGTACGTCGGCGGCGTTGCGGGCGAGTTCTCGGACTTCGCCAGCGTGCCGAGCGGCAAGTGGGCCATCCCGGTCGGCAAGAAGATGGCGTCGAACGCCCTCCTCGTCGACATCGGAACGGCGCTGCTGAAGGCGTAATGCGATAACCCGAAGCCCGACGGACGCGGACCCGGCGGGCAGAGGGTGGGCGGGGGTCACACGGGACGCCGTGTGGCCCCCGTCCTCTTTTCTCCGCATCGATGACGTAGCCGGGGGGCGAGCGAGTAGGGTAGAGTCCGCGCATGGCAAATCAAAAACTCGTCACGGTTGTTTCGGTCGTCGATCTTGCGTCGAGCGCATCGATTACGCTCCCGCACGACTTGTCGTCTGGCGGTGTCGCCGTCTCTCCAACGATGGTCGCGCCGGACCGCGCGACGCCCATCGTCGTCGAGGCCGTGACCGCGACGAGCGTGACGTTCCGAAACGACTCGGCGGTGCAGACGAGCGCGAATTTCCGCTTGTCCTACGAGCTTTCTCTCATCGCTGACCCGACGACGGTGACGCCGATTTACTGGGAGGGCGTGCCGGTCGGTGGTGGCGGGGGCGTGCCGGGGCCGGTGGGTCCGCAGGGGCCGCAAGGTATTCAAGGTCCGGCCGGTCCGCAGGGTATTCAAGGCGCGCAGGGTGCTCCCGGCGCGAGCGTGACCATCGAAGGCAGCGTTGCGACGGTGGGCGACCTTGCGTCGAAGCCACAGGTTTCGGGGCAAGGTTGGATCGTGCAGGCCGACGGCGACCTGTACGTTTGGGACGCGTCCTCGTCTGCGTGGGAGAGCGTCGGTCAGATTGTCGGTCCGCAGGGTCCGCAGGGCATCCAAGGTGTGCAGGGCATCCAAGGTCCGCAGGGTGTCGCGGGTACGCCGGGTGCGGCTGCAACGGTGGCCGTCGGCACGGTGACGGGCCTGCCCTCCGGTTCGTCGCCGACCGTGGCAAACGCGGGAACGGCGACTGCGGCTGTGCTGAACTTCGGCATCCCGGCTGGCGCAACGGGCGCAACGGGTCCGGCAGGCCCGGCGGGTCCGGCGGGTGCGCCGGGAACGAACGCGGTCGTTGGTGTTCCGGCCGGGTCTTACGGTGACGGGGCCAACGTCCCTGCGATTACCGTCAACTCGTCGAATCAGATCACGAACATCACCCCGACGCCCATCACGCCTGCCGGTATCGGTGCGGTTCCGACCTCGCGGACCGTCACGGCCGGATCGGGGCTGACCGGCGGCGGCGATCTTTCGGCCAACCGAACGCTGGCTATCGCGGCTTCCGGCGTCACGCCGGGGTCGTACACGGCGGCGAACATTACGGTTGGTGCCGACGGGCGCGTCACGGCGGCTTCGTCGGCGGTCGCCTTGCCGGCGAACGTCGTCGACATCCTCCAGTATTTCGGCGACGGGTCGGACGGTGACGTGACCCTGCCGACGAGCGGCACGGGCATCACGACGCTGACGAAGCCCATGTTCTACAACAGCCTCACCATCCCCGCGAACACGTCGCTTCGGACGAACGGTTGGCCGGTGCTGGTGAAGGGGACGCTGGATGTTTCGGCGACGAACCGTTCGCCGGCCATTTTCCCCTACGAGATCAATCCCGGCGACGCTGGCGCCACGCCGACAGCAGGTGGTCTTGGCGCGACGACGGCTCCCGGCCTCGGACCGGCGTCAGTAGGCGGTGGTAACGGCGGTGCTGGCGCGACGACAGCGGCATCTGGCTCTCCGGGGTCTGGCGGCGCGGCCTACTCAAACTCCCTCGGCGCTTCGGGCGGCGGGGGCGGAACGGGCGGGCGGTCGTCGGGCGGGGGCGCGGGCATCGGAAACGCGGGCGGCGCGGGCGGAACACCGGCGGGGGGGACGCCAATTTGGAGTCTTTCGGGGTCAATCCCACTACCGCTTCAGCCCATCAGCCGGGTCGCGTCAACCACACAGACCTTCCCGACGTGCGCGGGTGGCGGAGCCGGCGGCGGAGGCGGCGGGTCGAACGACACGAACGCCGCTGGCGGCGGCGGCGGCGGCGGCGCTGGTGGCAAGGCGCTCATTCTGTGGGCGAACACCGTCTCGCGCGGCGCCGGAACAGCCATTCCGTGCATCGCTGCGAAGGGCGGTAACGGGGGTAACGGCGGCAACGCGAACCCGGCAGCGGGTGTCGGTGGTGGCGGCGCGGGTGGCGGTGGCGGAGGTGGCGGATTCGTCATCTTCGGCTACCTGTCCGTGCCGGGAACGCCGGTGGCCGGATTCATCGATGCATCGGGTGGCGACGGTGGAAACGGCGGGAACGGCCGCGCGCTCTCCGGGTCGAACTACGGCCTCGGCGGGCAGGGTGGGCAGGGCGGACGTGGCGGCGTCATTCTGTCCTACGACATGACCGCCGGAGTTGTGACGGCGGTGGATGATCGAGGTACGGCCGCAGCCACGGCAACGACGGCGACGAACTCATCCGGCACGCTCGGAACGCAGGGCGTGCAGTCGAAGGTCACGATCTAAGGGGAGCAGCATGGAAACGCGTGTGGACTGCTACGGCTTGAAGGTGACGCGCTCGGTGAAGGGCGACCGCGAGATTTACACGCGGGAAGACGGACTGATTGTCGCGTACCCGATTGGGCGAGGGTGGGGGCGAGCGATGCAGGTCATCGAGGCGCACATCCCGGCGGGGCATCCTGCCGCGTTGACGACCGAGGGACCGGCGACGGCTGGGTAGTCCAACCATCGATTCCGGTGTACGCTGCCGGGCATGGCGAATGGATGGAATCCCCTCATCGGCATCGGCTTCACCAGCCTCGGCATTGGCTACCTGTGGGAAGCCTACTCTCGTAACAAGACCGGGACGCCGGCAACACCGGCGGAGCCGATCACGACGAACGGCCTGCGGAGGCGGCTTCCCCCCGGCTCAACGGGCCTCGGCTACGCGGAGCCGAAAAAGGGAGGCATCCGCTCGATGAAGATGCACGCGGTCGGCACCATCGAGGACCGTGAGCGGTACATTCGCGAGCAGATCAAGAAGGACAGCCTCAACCCGAAGGTCATCAGCGCGGCGCGCGCGGTGGTGTCGGGCCGCTGCCCGAAGGCCGACGGCGGCGTGATGTGGTGCGTCAAGCCGAAGGACTCGATGGGCGAGATTCGGCTGATGTTCAAGGCCGTCGTCGACCCGAACTCGGCGCTCGCGGTGCGCTACACGCGCGACCACCCGACCGTCGACCTCTTTCCGTCGAACGAACTGCTGGACCGTCTCCCCGCAGAGGACTGCGACGGGATGGTGGTGCGGCTCGGCGCGCTTCTGCGGGCCATTGGATTCCACGTTCGCACGCGCATTGTGGCGCCGGCCGGAAAGCCGAAACAATGGGCGCACATCTATCTGATGGTCGCGCCTGTGCCGGGTGTCGCCGACGGATGGTTGCCGCTGGACCCGACGGAGCCGGAGCGCGCGTATCGTGCGCGAAACGCGCCGTTTTGGGAGCCGGGAACGGACCAGATCGATCCGCTGAAACTGGACGGGCCAATCATCTAAGACAACAGGGAGTCCGCGCATGGCCGACAACGGTGAGAAGTTGGAGGGACTGCTCGACGAACGGTATCGCCCGTCGTTTCGACTGATGGTTGGAATGGGCGTAGGGGTGGGCGTGCTGACGTTCCTCATCAGCCAAGCAGAGGCGTTCGTCGAGGCGCGCATCGATAAGCGGGTGCTGGCGGGGAACGCGCTGGTGGAGATTCAGACCAAGCGACTTGAGAAGGTGGAGTACCGGGTCGACGAGGTTCGCGAGGCGGTGATGGAGATTCGCGCCGACGTGCGGACCTTGCGCGAGTCGCGAAACGTCCCGCCGCCGCCGGCCATCCGAAAGGCGGAGTAGCCGATGTCGTGTGAGGTCGTCGCCGGAGAAGCCGCAGACGGTTCCGTCGTGTTGACGGACAATCAATGCCGCACGCTCGACATTCAGAACGTGCTGGCGTTGTCCGACGGGGCCGGAAACCACGCGGCCTGCGGCTCCAAGGCGTGCGTCTACGAGACGAGCGACCCGTCCACGCTGGTCAAGGTGACGAGCGATTGGATGGACGTGTGGGCGCTGAAAAAGACGGCCGGGATGGCGGACGTCGTTCCCGTGAAGCGGATGTTCAAGCTGAAGGGGAAGCGGCGTTCGGTGAACGGAGTGGCCGAGAACGCGCTGTACGCCATCGAGGTCGCCCGCGCGCAGCCGCTATCGAAGCGCGACGAGTTGTTCCTCAACACGACGGCGTTCGACGCGATCACGCTCTACTTCGACCAGATGCTCCTCCCCGGCGTCTCGCCGAAGAGCGTCATTGATTTTCGCGAGTCGTGTCGAAAGACGGTGGATGCGGCGCGGCGCGGCGGGAAGCCGTACATGACGACGCCGCAGGCCGACCAAGCGGCGTGCGAGGCCGTGACGAGCGACGCGCTCGATGCGGTGGAGCGGATGGCGAAGCGCGGCGTCTACTTCACCGACGCCCACGCGGGAAATTGGGGCCGGTACAACGGGCGGCTGGTGGCGCTCGATCTTGGGCTTTCAGCACCGCGAGGGACACGGACCCCGAAGGTGCCAGAACTTGAAGGGATGGGCGCGATGAACGACCGGAAGATGCAAAACATGGTGCTGTTCGGCGCGGGCGCGCTGATTCTGTTCCTGCTTCTGCGGCCGAAGAAGGCCAAGGCGGAGACGTCGCTGCCCGGCAGCGGCACCGGCAGCGGGGAGTCGATCTCGTCGCTCGGCGAGCGGCCCATCGCGCTCGACCCCGCGTTCGCGAGGGCTTACGGCCCCGTCAAGGCGTACACGGTTCGCCGGGGTGACAGCCTGTCGAGGATCGCCCAGCGCGAGTTTATGACTGAGGAACTGTGGCCGTTCCTGTGGGACATCAACCGGACGGCGACGCAGTTCGCGGTTCCCGATGCGCTGGAAATCGGCCAGACCATCTACGTCCCGACGCGAGGCTCAACGAATCGGGCATACTACACGCGGTTCGACGCGCACAAGACGTGGTACATGAGCGGCGGTCGCGGTGTTCCGCCGGAGTCTGTTTCTTCGTTCACCGTCATCGCGCTCTGAGGAGTTGGCCCATGTTCGCCCTTCGATATGACCGTCGCCCCGCGCGGCCGACCAACCTCGGCGAGCCGCTGACCGGCGGCACGGCGCTGTTCCTGTACCTCGGCGGGGGCGCGCTGCTCCTGTCGCTGTTTGGGCGCGGGAAGAAAAAGGCGGCCGACACGTCGACTTCTACTTCACCGTCGCCGACGTCTGATTCTGCGGCGGGGGCGATACGAGATGCGGCCAATCGGGTCGCTGACTTCACTCCTCCCCAGCTTGCGCCGTTCGTTCCGCCGGGGGGGTTTCTCATACTGGCGCCCGACATCATCCAGTTGGCGAAGGGGTCGTTCGCGAAGCGCGTGGGCGGACGCTGGTACATCGGGGGCGAGGGCGCGGAGGAGAAGAACCCGGAGTTCACGCCGGAATGGTGGCGGAGCAACGAATCCGCAGACGTGAAGGACCGCGTCAACAGCGTGGGCTACGAGCGGTGCCGAAGCCTTCGGAACTACTCGACGAAACAGCCGAATACCAAGGCGGACTGCGCGCACCTCATCAGCGGGGAGAGCATGGAATACTGCGTGTTCAAGAAGAACGTGCGGGCGTCGGCTGAAGAACTGAACAAGAACTGCGCGGGCAAGCTGCCGAACGACATTTACATCGCACAGGACACCGGCACCTACGGGTGGTGAGGAGAGAATCGATGGCGCTTGATCCAGAGGTCGCACGTCGCTTCGACGACGTGGAGAAGTTGCTCAAGCTGGTGCTGATGGCATCGGGGTCGTCGTTGCCGACGACGAGCGTGGCGACGAGTTTTTCGGGCAATCAGATCGGGACGACGGACCGCTATCTGAACCTGTGGACGAACACCTACGACCGGCTCATCGCGCTGAAGATCGTGGGCGCGTTCGCGATTCCGGGTGCGACGGCGAAGCTGTCGCTGGAGCAGTCGGATGCGGGGCTGATCGAGGTGCTGTCGTCGACCGGCAAGGTCATCAGCGACACCATCTGGCTCAAGCCGGGGCAGCGGCTCTTCATCAACACGAACGACGTCGTGTTCACGCTGAACGGTTCGACGTTCAGCGTCCTCATGTTCGACGGCATCAACTACATGGAGTTCGTGCGATGACCCTCTCCCGCGTGCGTCAGTTCGTCCTGTCGATTCACCGTGAAATCGTGGTGGCGTTCCTCGCGGCGTTGACGGTGACGTTCGCCGACTGTGCGGCGCAGGCGCAGATCGTCCAGCCGCAGTACGTCCGCCCATCGAAGGGCGCGAGCGTGTTCGTGTTCCCCGGCGCGGACGGCAAGGGGCTTCCGGCCAACACGAACATCCTCACGAACACCAGCGCCGTCTACGACTTCTCGGCGTTTGAGTCGGCGCAGGTTTTCGTCTCCGCGCAGACGACGTCGGGTGCAGCGTGCGCGGCCTCGTTCGCCACGGTCACGATCATCGCGCAGGGTTCGTTTAGCAAGACGACGGGATTCGTGAACGTCGCCGACCCCTACGGCGCTTACACGCAGACGGCCTTTGGTGCGTTCGCCGATGCGTACTCGTTGAGTGACCTGCCGACCTACGTCAAGTTCTCGGCGGGGACGGGCGCGAACGCGGATGCGTCGTGCCGGCTTCAGATCAACATCATCCCGGTGCCGTTCGCCTCGACGGCCAACGTGCAGGGGCGAGTGGCGGCAAACGGGACGTTCCTCGGCGCGTACCCGGTCCTCATGGGTGGCTCGGACTACGTCGCTCCGCCAAACCAGCGTGCGCGGATGCTGAAGGTGGACTCCAACGGCGCGATCAGCGCGACGACGTTGAGCAGTCGGTACTTCTACACGAACCAGACCCTCACATCGATTCCGTCGGGCGCGGCGACGCGCGTCTTGACGGTGACGGTGGCAGAGGAGGGCGCGCGGCTTCAGAACGCCGGAAACCAGACCCTCTACTGCGGGTTCGCGTCGACGGCGTCCTCGGCGTCGTACAGCTTCGCGCTCAAGGCGTCGGCGTCGCCCGACGACGGCACCGGCGGCGTCATCGACCTGCCATACAAGGGTCAGCCGACGAGCGGCATCTGGTGCGCGGTCAGCGGCGTGACGGCCGGTACGCTCGCGTCGTTCACCTACGTCCACCCGTAAGGAGTCATCGATGGCAGAGCTTCCGAAGAAGAACTCCAAGAGCGCGGTCGCGCTTGCGTTTGCGCTGGGGACCGGCGCGGGTGCCGGCGGGCATCAGCTTTCCGTGAACTCGCCGGTCCATCTGACGACGATGGGCGAGACGCCGATTGCCGACGAGTGGGTGTGCGAGCCGGAGGGGGGCATTTTCGACGCCCCGGTCATTTGCAGGTACAAGACGGTGTCCGCACCGGACGCTGGAAACTAAAGGAGACGAGTCATGGCACAGGTTCAGCTTGAAGAACTGATTTACGCAGAGAGTCTCGACAACAGCGCGGGTCCGCAATACGATCTTCCGCTGCTGAGTGTGGACATCGGTCCCGCGACGTGGGTCGGCACGATGGGTGACGGCAGCGTGACGCCGCTGTCCAAGTATTTTGCCGCGCAGCTTCAGCGGGCGGCGGCTCTCGTCAACCCGTCCGACGCGCTGCCCTTGTTCAAGGCGTTGGTGAGCATCCAGACGCTCAAGAACGGCCAGCCTACCCCGGCGGTGGGCGGAAGCTCGGTTGGCAGCGTCGTGACGTTCTACGCCACGATTCCGGCCGCGTACATCGGGTCGTTCGTGTGGGGCATGACGCCCGACTCGACCGGCGGCTGGGCGCTTCCCGGTGGAGGAGCGGCTGGTGGCGGCGGTGGCGGAGGGGGTGCGCCGAGTGGTCCCGCTGGCGGCGTGCTGGACTACGTTGAAATCGATGGCGTCACGAACCCCTCGACCTACCCCAACCCGAACGGCCTTGCGGTGGTGGTGGACGACGGCGGCGGCGTTTGGCGAATCCCCGTTCGCAACAACGATCCGGGGAAAACCACCTTGGCGATTGGTCCCGACGCAAACAATCCGTTTAGCGGTGGCACCGAGACTTGGAGTTTCCGAGGGCCGGACGGGGCCGCGACCAACGATCCGCTGATCAATGCCGACGACGGCGTGAAGGCTGAGATTCGCTCTGGTCGTGGCGGCGATAGTTTGCCGAACGATGTGACGGCGACCGCGAACGGCGGCGCCGGGGCGGAACTTTACGTTTGGGCCGGCGACGGTGGTCAAGGCGGTGGTGGTGGTGGCGCTGCGGGCGGTGGCGGTGGCGTAACTGTGCGCGCCGGATATGGCGGCCCCGGAGGCGCGGGTGTCGCTGGCGGGCCACCCGGTGACGGCGGTGACGCGGGGATTACCGCCGGATACGGCGGCACCGGGTCCGCTACCCATCCAGCAGGAAAAGGCGGTCGGCTTCTTCTCTACGCTGGTGACGCCGGAAGCGACGTCGGTGGCGGCGTTGGAGCCGGTGGGAATGTCATCATCAAGGGCGGTAATCGGTCTGACAACGGCGCCGCCGGGAACAACGGCCGAATTTTGCACGACTCCGTTTCGTCTTTCGCGGCGCTTCAAAGCGTCAACATCACCGCCGTAACGACTCAGTTCGGGTTCGTGAACAGCCCGGTCATCGCCATCGACAGCGACGCGGCCTACGTCATGGCCCCGGCCGGCAAGCTGATCGAGGACGGAAGCGAGGACGGCGACACCGTGACGATCCAGAACGTCGGCATCTTCGCGATCACGCTTCAAGGTGAGGCGACGTCTGCCGGCTCGAACCTTCTGATCGGCGGCGGATCATCGAGGCAGCTCAGCCCCAACGGCGGAAACATCACGCTGCGATGGTCCGACAATTTCACCAAGTGGATCGAGATCGCCTTCGCGGGGTCTGTGACCTAGTTCGGTCATCAACTAGGAGCGCATCGATGGCGTCGTGTCCGGTCATCCGCAAAGAGTTTCAGCGCCTCACGAACATGAGCGCCGCTGAGATTCGGTCGTGGGCGAAGGATGACCGGGCGAAGTGCTTTTCGCAGAAGGCAACGCGGCGACGGCTCACGCAGCCCTCAATCTATCGAGGGCATCGTGTGCCGTCGCTCGCGAACCTTCGCAAGCGCGCCTTCACGGGGGCGTGGTCGGAAGAGGACTGCTGGTACGGGAACATCGTCAACGGGTTCAACAAGCGGTTCTTGAAGATGAAGCAGAAGCACGGCTGTACGGACGGGATCGTCGTCGCGCTGCGGAATTGGGGCCACCAGCCGAAGTCGTGCGCGGTCCCGACGAAGAAATGCAAGCGCGAGCATGAGCCGCGCGTATCGAAGAAGGGATGAGGCCATGACGCGGCTTGAGGCACAGCGGGATGTCGAGACGGCGCAGCTACAAGCGGAGGCGAAGTATCAGTCCCTTCTGAACCAGCAACGCACGGCGGGACGCAGGGCTGTCGCAGCGAGCAAGGTGTCCGCGATCAAGACGAACCTCATCGATGTCGCGGAGAAGGCACAGAAGGCGGTGCTGGACTCCGAGAAGCTGATCGCGGGCAACATCGGCACCTACGGCATCGCCAGCGGAGCGCTTCGTCGGGAGATCGAGAACAACATCGCCTACGCCAAGCGGTTCACGACGTTGTTCGTGCAGGCCGCGCGGGACTTCAAAGAAACGGGGCAGTTTTTCCGGGTGGCAGGGTCGTCGCGCGATCCGGCGGGCCTTACGGTCGTGGGCGACCAGTTCAACAGCGGCACCTTGCTTGCGAACTACGTTGACTTGACCTACGCGACGTCGGTGGCTCTCGGCGCGCAGGGCGACTCGTTGCAGGGCGGCGTCATCACCAACCTGTTCCCGAACTTGACCGACGCCGTGGCGGTGCCGCTGATGAAGGGTGTCGCGGGGCTGTGGGACGTCGTCAAGACGCTGGGGCAGGCCGGCGTCGATATGGCACAGTTCCTCGCCGACATTCTCAAGAAGCTGCCGAAGATTGGCGGGTTCGCGCTCGATTGGCTTCCGTGGGTGCTGGCGGTCGTGATCATCGGCCCGCCGCTCATTCGCATCATTCTCGCGGGTCGTCGGCGCGGTGCAGACGCGGCGCTGGAAGAGACAGGCGCGACGTTGACTGAGGGGCGCGAGGCGATCACCAGCGGCGCGCGAAAGGCGGGGTCGATGGCCGTTCGCGGGGGCAAGGTGGCGGCGGCGGCCTACACCGGAAATCCCGCGCTTGCAATCTCTGGATTGTCGAAACGCGCACGTCGCCGGTAAAGTGAAAGAATGGCCTACGGCGCTCGTCAGAACTTGATGATTCGGTCCTATCTGCTCATCGCGGCGAAGCTCGGTGGGTGGACGAAGGACGCGGGAGCCGATGGCGCGGCCTACGTCTCGCCGGCACAGAATCCCAACCGGGAAAAAGGTGGGGTGTGTCGGAACTGTGCCTTCTGGAACGGGTCCGACGGGTGCGCGATTGTGAAGGGGCCGATTGCCGCCGAAGGGCTGTGCAAGCTGTGGGTCATCGATGAGTCGCGGCTGGGGGCCGGGCGCGTCGATGGCCGTCTCGCCGGTCGACCGATGTCGCTTGAGGTCGTGCCGCCCAAACGTCGCTGAAGTGCGAAGCCCCGCCGGTGTGCAGCCGGCGAGGCTTCATTTTGACTCTGCGACGGAGGGGCGCTCGGTCAAAGGTGGCTGGCGGGGTAGGAGTCGAACCTACGGCCACGCGATTAACAGTCGCGCGCTCTGCCTCTGAGCTACCCGCCAATCGATGCCGTTCCTACCGGCGTTCGCCGCTTCCGTCAAGAGCGGGTAAACTGCCCGCCATGCCGGTTCAACGTGTCAGCGGACAAGCGTTCGGGGGGATCGTGGACGACGCGTTGCGCGCGGTCGTTCCGCAGGCGGTGACGCGCGTCGAGTTTCGTACCTCGCTCACGCCGCCGTCGACCATCGCCACGACGGAGTCGATTCTGGCGGCGATGATTCGCGGCGACACCGCCGAGAACGCGCCTCCGCCGACGACGGCCGCCGAGAGAGCAGAGCCGTCATACTCGGCGTCGCAGAAGTTCTTTGCGGCACTCAAGCCGACCTTCATGGTGGAGTCGCCGACGTTCGGGCGGCGTATCTACGCGCCCTACGGCGTGGCCGGACCAAAAGATTTCGTTCGTGGGCAGCGGACCTTCATCGGCGGCCTCGTCGTGATGTCGCTGGGCCTTGTGGGCCTCGGCTACGCGCTTGGCTATGCCGTGGGCCGCACGATGCCCCGCTAGATTTTTCGCGTGCGGTGGACGCGCGCAACAGGAGTCGTCGATGGCGAAAGGCATGAAGTCGGAGGCGGAGCGTCGCGCCGGGTGGCTCGCGAAGCAGCAGAAGTTCGCGGAGGCCATCGCGAAGCAGCGCGCGATGCGCGACTTCCAGTTTCCCGAAGACCGTCCGCCGCTTCGGCAGGACTCGCTCGTCAAAGGGGAGCGGCCGGAGGCTCTGCGTAGCCCCGGCGTGGCGTACCTGTGCAACTGCGGCCGTGCAGCGCGCGAGGGCGCGTCCTGCGTGTGCGAGGTCGATCCGCGCGTCCTGCGGCGCGAGGTGAGCAAGACGAACGCGCAGCGGGAGCGCCGTAAGCGGAGCATCGAGCGCAAGCTGCGTGGGTCGAAAATCGGGCAGGAAGAGCGCGCGGATCTTGAGCGCGAACTCGCCGAGATTCAAGACTTCTACGTCACCGCGCGGAACCGCACGGAGGCGAACCTTGTCGCCGAAGGACGCGTCGCGGGCAAGAAGGCCGGGCCGCGTCAGAAGAAGCTGAAGGGCAAGCTGGAGGCGAAGACGGTGGCGCCGGGCGTCGTTCGCCGGACGCGCGTGGACGGGCTTGAGGCGGTGGGCGACCGGGGCGTCATCAGCATTTGGACGCTGGGTTCCATCTTGCTCATCGGCGTGGGCGTCTACGCGGTTTACAGCACGTTCCAGAAAGAGCCGAAGGCGTAATCGATGGCCGCATTGGCGAATGAGCGCGTCCTCATCATCGGCGACTCGATCACCGTCGGGTCGTTCGGTTCACGCTTGGAGCGGCGCTTCAAAGACGAGGGCGCGACCGTCAAGCGCGACGCGAAGAGCGGGCGCGCGACGACGTGGTTCTACGCGGACGCGGGCAAGCTGGACGCGGGCCGATTGCCCGGCCTCGCGGCGTTCAATCCGACGACGGTCATCATCGCGCTGGGGACGAACGATGCGGGGATGTTCACGACGAACGTCGAGCGCGCCAAGAGGTTCTTCGGCAAGGTGATCGCCGACCTGCGTGACAACGCGGCGGCTCCGCCGACGTTCTGGTGGGTGACGGCGCCGGCCTTCGACTCGCGCGCGAAGAACGTGGACGCGTCGTGGATCGACGCGCAGATTCGCGCCGTTTCGCCGCTGTTCGACAACGTCATCGACGCGCGTGCGCTGACGAGCGATATGACGGCGAAATCGGATGGGCGCACGTCCGACCTCATCCACTTCACGACGAACGGCGGCGCGCGGTACGCCGACCGCGTGTTCGATGCGTTCATGCAGAAGCGCGGAAAGACGCCCGACGTGGCGCCCCCGAAGCTGCCTTCGAAGGTCGAGCCGATGACCGTGGGTCTGTTCGTGGCGGCGGCCCTCATCGCTTACGCGGTGTGGGTGTCGCGGAGGCGCGGATGAAGCGGGTCTGCCTGCCCGTGCGGAACAAGAAGGGCGTGTGCGCGCGTGTCGATGCCGAAACAGCCAAGTGGGCGAAGGCGATGACGTGGCACGTCCACAAGGGGTACGTCGCGACGACGCTCGGCAGCGGGAGCGAGGCGCAGCGGCTCTACCTGCATCGATTACTGGTGCCGACGGACGAGGCCGTGGTCGACCACAAGAACGGCGACCGTCTCGATAACCGGCTCGGCAATCTGCGTCCGGCGTCCACCTCGCAGAACGGCGCGAACGTCTCGCGGCTGTCGACGAACAAGTCGGGATTCAAGGGCGTCGTGAAGCACGGTCGAAAGTTCCGCGCCTACGTTCACAAGAGCGGACGGACGCAGTACCTCGGCACGTTCGACACCGCGAAAGAGGCGGCGTGCGAGTACGACCGGAACGCAAAAAAGCTGTTTGGGCGATTCGCCAAGACGAACAAGGTCAAGTGCGGCGACTGACGCACGTTGACTTTCAACCATCGATTCTCAGACCATGAGGTCACGCCGCACCGTCGACTCGGTGCTCTGACGGGATGTCCCGCAGAAAGTAAGGAGAAATCTCATGGCCGCTATCGCTGCAATCTCCAACGTCGCCTACGGCGACCGCTCGGTGTCGTTCACCGCCGTTTCGGCCGGTGTTGCTGACACCCTCGACTTCTCGGTCATCGCCGCCGCGCTGACCGCCGCTGGCGTGGCTTCCAGCACGATCAAGAGCTTCCTGTCGACGTCGCACACCGACGCCGCCGGCACGATGGCCGCGATTGCCGCCGCTGGCGGTCTGGTCGCCGGTCTGACCACGGGCAACGTCGCCGCGTTCGTCTCGGCCGACAACCAGCTTACGCTGCCCCTCGCGGCGACGTGGCAGGTCCGTATCGCGCTGGCCCACACCATCAGCGCCTAATTCGCGGGCTGACCGCATCGACACGGAGGGAATCGATGGCAACCAAGAAGAAAAGCACGAAGCGGCCGGCGAAGAAGGGGAGCGCCAAGGTGTCGCTGAAGGGTCTGGCGGCTCTGCCGCACAAGGATCGCTTCAAGAAGATCGCGCAGTCCTGCCAGCTTGAGGTCACGGCCGGGGGCAAGTCGCGCGCGAAAGAAGTCGGCAAGTGCATGAAGCGTGAGTTCAAGGCGTTGAAAGACGCGTAAGTCAACCCCTACACGCCCCCACATTGACTTTCGAAGATGAACTTCGAAAGGATGGGGGCAGCAGAAAGAAGGAGACACCCCATGTACGACTACGGCATGAACGGTTTTGCGGGTCTGATGGACGACATCAAGTCGAGCGCCGGTGAGGCGTTCGCTGGCGGCGCCGGCCTCGTTGTCGGCGTGAGCCTTGCCAAGTTCGTCACCGCCAAGGTGGACAAGGCGGTTTCGGAGATGGAGGCGGGCGCTGGGAAGGACGCGCTCGGCTACGTCACCCCGGCCATCCCGCTGGTTCTCGGCCTTGCGCTGTACGCGAAGTTCCGCAACAGCCCGTCGCTCGCGGCTCGCAGCCTCGGCGCGGCGAACGGCGCGGGCATGATCGCCTTCTCGCTGGCGACCTACGCCAAGAAGCTGATCGGCCTGTCGAAGAGCGAGGGCGCCACGGCGGCGGCCAGCTACATCGGCCTCGGCGCGGTGGACACCTACGAGTCCCCGATCCTCGCCGGCCTCGGCAACTACGGCCCGATCAGCGAGTACCTCCGCCCCAGCCTCGGCGCTTACGGGATGCGGTCGCCGGGCGCTCCGGTGTTCGTCGAGGACGCTGGCATGGCCGGCGCCCCGACGCAGTTCCAAGAGGTTCGTGGCAGCGTGAACGGCCTGCACGGCGCTCCGTCGTCCATCGAGATTGTTCCTTCCGCTCTTTCCTCGGTTCTGATGTAAGAAGCCCCGCGCCGGCATCGATGCCGGTGCATTGACCCCCAACTGACGCCTGCGGGCGTCGCTCGACAGGAGAACTACAATGGCCGTTCTGCGTCCCACTTCCGAAACTGGCGTGTACGAGGTCGAAGGTCTTGGCACCAAGATCCGTTTGATCGAATGGCGTGCCGGCTCCTTCTATGACTCGGTGGCCTTCGCCGCCGGCGCCATCACCCCCGGCACCAACCAGCTTCTCTTCCAGAACCTCCAGAACAAGAACCGCCAGCACACCAATCTCGACAACAACGCTGGCCGTCTGCCCGCGCTGACCGAGCTGATCTGCAACCGTATCGGCGCGCACATCACGCAGGCCGTCGGCAGCAGCGTCACCGTCGACACCGACATCATCCAGCTTGCTCACGCGGCTTATATGCAGGTCTTCGTGAACCAAGATCGCCGGGTCGCGGACCAGCCGCTCTACACCTTCCAGAGCGGCTACGGCATCACCGGCACCACGACCCGCAACGCCACCGGCGTTGTGACGACCGGCGTCGCGTCGGCCGCTGCGGCTCCGCAGCTTCTCGTCGCGCAGCCCATCGGCCCGAACGACGCGCTGACCGGCAAGATTCAGGTTGACGCGGCGACGTGGATCGCCGGCTACGCGAACCCCTCGCTGGCCGCGACCAACGTCGTGACCGTGTTCCTCGACGGCCTCATCAAGAAGCCGCAGGGCGCGTAAGTCTCCCCGACCATCGATTCCCCCGTCGATGGGGGCGCGAGCCGTCAATCCTCACGGATTGGCGGCTTTCGCCTTTGTGGGGTATGCTCGCCGCGACTCACCCGTAAGGAGACTCCATGCAGATCGCACCGCCTCCCGATAACGCCTATATCCAGACGCTTACGTCGCGGATCATCGAAGGCCGAACGATCACGCCCTACGACTATCGCGCGATGGTGCTTCCGCTCTACACCACGCTGTCGACGTCGCAGCCCATCGGAAGCGCGACCTACACGATCCCGACGAATATGCGCTTCCGCGTGCGAAGCATCCTGCCGCACGTTGCGCCGCTCCGCGTGTCGGCGGAGACGATTGCGAACCCCGGCAACTTTGCTCCGCAGAACGTGGCGGGTGACGTGTTCGACGGCGGCGACGTCATCGACCGTCTCTATGCGAAGGCGATGAACTGCCGCATCAACATCGCGATGCAGAGCCGCGCGTTCGACCTCACCTACAACCAAGCGTTCGCGATCTCGGACCTCATGGCGGAGAACGGACAGGGTCCGAGCTTCCTCGATATGCCGGGTCTGATTCTGCAAGGAACGACCATCGACTTGAACGCCGCGCTCATCGATACCGACGCCGACGTGATCGGCAGCCCGACCGAGTACGGCATCGTTCTCGTCGGCGCCTTCATCCGCGTGGACTAAGGGGAAAAACCGTGGCGATTCTGACTCCCGCTCCGATCAACTTTCAGCAGAAAATCCGCAGCGAACTTGCGGAGGCTCTGCGGCTGAACTTCGGCGACATCTTTCCGACCATCCTGCACCTTCGGGTGACGCTGGGCGGGACGCTGAACCCCGGACCGCCCCCGACGGTGACGCTGCCGACCCCCGGCAACGACATCTTCCGCATCCCCGGCGACTACTCGCTGCTCGTCGGCGAGATTCGCGGCCACATCGCGCTCAACGAACTGTCGCAGGAGTCGACGACGGCTCCGACGAACACGGGCCTTCTGAACATCGCCGGTGTGCGTAACCGCGTCGTCGCCAAGGCGCTGAACGCGCGCATGGTGCTGGTCAACGCGGACCGCGACAATCTGAAGTTCGTGGAGACGGACATCGCGAACAGCGCGAACCCGCTGGGCATCAGCGCGAACCTCTGCCTCGCGAACCTGCTCCCGGCGGCCGGTGGCTCCCCGATCAAGCTGATCGGGGACGGCGACGTCATGCCGCTCATCGTGCCGGGCAACGAGCGCATCAAGCTGACCGTCGCACTCAACGACGAGAACGCGTCGCTGGGCCAGACGGAGTACGGACTGACGCTGATGGGCGCCTTCGTGCGTTCGCGGGGTAGCTGATGAAAACGGTCGCCGACCAAGTGCGTGAAATCCGCGCCGCTCTCATCGCGCAGCACAAGCGCGAGGGCGTCGGCGACATCGCCTCCGCGAAGATGCAGACCGAGCGCGAACTGGCGCTCACGAAGATCTACGGGGGCGTCCCCGGCTACTACGGCCCGCCGCCGCCCTCGCGTGGTCTGAGTGCGGTGTCGAACGCGATCTGCCCGCCGGGATTCAAGCGGGACCGCGTCTCCAATCAATGCACCGTCGCCATCGAAGAGAACCCGTCGTACCTGCCGGGCATCACCGAGTTCCAAGGCCCGACGCTGATGCAGAACTCGCGCGTCGACAACTTCGTCATGCAGGCGCCGAAGTTCCGTGCGCCGACGATGCTGTCGGGCCTCGGTGATCTGTCGACTGATGCCCCGTGGCCGGCGTATACCGCGACTGAGTTGACGTGCAACGCGTTCAGCGGAGACGATGGGTATGCGAAATGGTCGATGTCGCAAAAAGTCAACCAAGCGGTAATCAAATGGGTGGCCTACTGGAGAAATCCGAATAACACCAGCCCCTCCGGCGGCACCGTATCTTCTCTTCGCGCCGATTTGATCACGGAGAGGGATGTCACGGACGAATTCAAAAACGCGGTTCGCAAGCGAAACCCCTGTCGCCCCTCTCACATCGATGCGCTAGTCCGCGCCTTCCCGCCGGGCCGTGGGGCCGGCGTGCTGGCGTGTGAGACAACCTATGAGTGCGCCAAGTACGGCAAGGTCTGCGTGAACGGGGTGTGCGAGGGTCAGTTAGTGTTCTGCGAGAAGACTGATGACTGCCAGAAGCTCGACTTTACCTACGTCTGCTCCAACGAAATCAGCTCCGTTCGTCCCCAGCCGCACGCGATATATAGTGCGCCTTACTGCACGCCAGCCCGCGCTAACGAAGTTGCGTTGTGGTCGGCCAAGAAGCGTGCAGCGGCGGCGGCAGCAACGGCTGAAGCTCGCGCCTTGCAGCAATCCGCGAATCGCGCCCAGCAGGCCCGTCAGCGTGCCGCATCCGGTGCTTCGGCACGAACGGCGGCCATCGAGAGCGCCATACCCAGCATTTCTGCGTCGAAGTCTGCGGGGCGCGCGCGGGCAGCCGTTGCCGCAGCGGCAGCAGCAGCGGCGGCTCGCGGCGTTGGTCCGGGGACATCGACGATGTCGCCGGCCGATGCAGCGGCTCGTCAGCGCGCGGCGGCGGCCGTAGCTGCGGCGGCGGCTGTGGCGCGAGGACGCGGCCTTACGCCGGGAGCAGGCGCGGCGGCGGCCGATATGTCGCGCGCGGGCCAGCAGGCCACCGCCGACGCGGCGGCAGCGCAGGCGGCGCGTCAATCGTCGGCCGACAAGGCGGCGTGCCGACCGGAGTGCAAGACGGGCGAGGTCGCGGAGCGCATCCCCGGCACGAAGTGCTATCGATGCGTCGTTCCGCCGCTCCCGACCGACACGAAGCCACCCGAAACCAAGGTGTGCGACCCCGGATTCGTTCTCAACGCCGACGGCGGCTGCGTTCCGGCCACGCAAATCGAGCGTCCGCCGGAGTGTCCGGCGTGTCCGAAGGTGCGATGCCCGTCGTGTCCGCCCCAGCAGTCGTGTCCGACCTGCCCGCCGTGTGACGTCACCGGCGGATACGGTGGCAGCGGCGGCGGCGGTAGCGGCGGCGGTGGGGGTGGCGGCGTCACCTACATCGACAAAGAGTGTCCGGCCTGCCTTCAGAAGAAACCGAGCATTTGGCCGTGGGTGGTCGCCGGCGTTGCGACCCTCTACGCTGTCACCCGATAAGGAGAATCGATATGGCTAACAATCGTCGAAACGTGGTCCCCAGCCAGATTGCCCCCCAGCTTATGCAGATGCGCGATCTGTCTGCCGGCAACGACATCTACCGTCAGTCGCGCCGCGCCGTCGAGGCGATGGCCGCGCTGGAGCGTCGGCGTCAAATTCTGACGTCGAAGGGCTACGTCTCTGAGGCGGGCCGCACGTTGCAGGGCATGGCGGATGTGTTCGCCGCCGCTCCGACGCTGCCGGAACTGGAGAACGCGATCAAGCAGCTTCTCCCCGACGGCTCCATCGTCAGCGGTCGCGAGTATTACGACCGCATCCAGAAGCAACTGAACCCGGTCTGGTACAACGGCGGCTACTCCCGCCCCTCGGACTTCAACGAGTTCGTCAAGCAGAACCTCAAGGTGACGAACTACCCGGCCGAGTACCAGCCCTACGTCATGCCGGGCGTGCAGGCCGCGTCGTACTTCTACGTCACGCAGCAGGCGCAGAAGGCCGGTTCGGCTCTCAGCGGCTTCAGCCCCGCTCCGCGCAGCGTCGTCGAGGGCGCGCGCATGGAGGAGCAGGCGCGCAAGAAGGCTGTGGCGCTGATGGCGCTCGCGGGCCTTGGGCGAATCGGTAAGGGCGTTGAGCGTTGCTGGGGATTCAACTGCCCCGACGAGACGGGTGACTTTGAGTTCACGGTTCCCGCGTCGATTGTGAATTCCAAGCTGACGGGCATCGATTACTTGAAGATGAACACGTCATGGATGTCGGGGACGGCGGGATGCCAGACCGAAATCACCAATAAGTCCGGCGGCAAGGTGTTCGGCCTCGCCATCGATGACGGCGACTCAAACAGCTACAACAACGCCAACGCGATCCGTCGAGTGAAGGCCGCCGCCGTCGCGCAGGCGCTCTACAAGGTGGGCGGCGAGGCGTACTTGACGCTTCCCAACCTCTACACCTATGGCGCCATGAAGGCGCATGACGTGCGAGAGCTTGAGCAGCTTATCCGCACCTATGGTACGGCAGACCGGATTGCAGCCAGCGCACAGAAACCGCCCGACACGTTGTTCGGGGACGGGTCGAGTTCTCGGTCGAGTAGCTGTAAATTCGACATGGGTAAGATGCCCTCGCTGGACGACGTGGCGAAGGTTTGGGACACCGTTTCGTCGCGGATTCCCGGCGGCGGCGGAGAGGTGACTCCTCCTCCGGGCGGCGACACGCCTCCCCCCGACGACGAGGAGAAGGGCGGGATCGATGCGCTGACGATGGTCGGCGTCGTCGGCGTCCTCGCCCTCGGCGGCATCGCGCTCTACTTCGCGCGCCAGAACCGATAGGAGGCGTGTCATGGCTTGTTCCGCAGACGTTTTGACGAAGTACCCGGCCGGCACGCTTGAGAACTACAAGCGGTATCCCAACGTCCAGTTCGCGAATGAGTGCTGGTACGGCTACGACGGCGTCAACACGGTCGTTTGGGCGCAAGATCCCGCCGTGCTTTACAAGGGGCAGGTCGACGACAAGATGAGCACCACGCAGATGATCGGGTGGGGCGTTCTTGGCCTCGCCCTCGTCTACGGGATCTGGTCAGCGTCGAAGAGCCGATAACCGGGAGAAGCCGTGGCCGAAACTCGTCGATTTTCACAGGCCAACGACTTCGGATTCGTCAACCGTCAAGACGACGAGGTGATGTGCGCCGCAAGCGGCGCCGTGCCGTATCGGACGGTCTGCCAAGTCATCGATGACGCGGCGATCTACTACGCAACCGCCGGGGAAGGCGCCCTGCTCGACATCCGGCGCTGGTACAGCCAAAGCCCCGAATTCTTCCCCGGCTCGTTCCTCCCGGCGGGCGCGATTCCGGCGTTCTACCGGGCGATTCTGGCGCGTGCGTTTTTCGCCGAGTTTGGCGGCGCGAACTTCGTCCCGACGCTTCGGCAGATGATCGTCGTGCTGAACATGGTCGAGGAACCGCGCGGGCGTGAGGACGACTACGCCAAGACGCGGACGGCGGTGAAGGCGATCCTCGGCGTGTGCGAAAAGACGTTCAACGGACAGCCCGCGTGCAGTCCGGGGGAAATATCGTGGGCCGCAGAGCGGATGAACGCCCTTGATCGGGCAGAAACCGCCGGCCCCGGCGTCAACATGATGCTCATCGCCGTTCCGGCGCTCTTGTTTGCGGGCGCGCTGCTGCTTCGGCGGCGCGGGTAGGGGAACGCGATGGCCGACAACGAGAACACCACACCGCCGGGATTCGTCAGCACCTTTCCCGTGTTCGCTGAGTGCGATTCCATTCTGCGCGCAACGCGGGAGGGCATCGGTCTTTTGACGGGTGGGGAAGAGGGCAGGCGCCGGGTCGATGTGAAGTACCTTCGATGCCAGCTTCTCACGCAGAGCCGGACCGAACTTGGAGATCGGTCGCTGCTCCAGTTTCCGCTGTGGTGGGACTGCCGGCCGACGAGCGGCACCTTCGATCCGGGTGACGTTTTGCGGCGGGCCTACGCAAAATACACGCAGAAAGACCCCAACTCTGCGGACATCGGATTCATCGCAGGCATCCTTCGCGAGATCGACGACCTTCAAGAGGGGGGCGGCTCCAGCGAGGACCGGGCCAACTACGAGGGAAACGCGGGTTCGTACACCATCATTCAGAACCTCCTGCTGGCCCTCTCCGACTTCCCTCGGCAGGGGTCGGACGGACGCGCGAACCTTGAGACAATCGTCGATTTGTCGCTGCGCGTGACCGACTCGATCAAAGACATCATCGTCAAAGCGTTTCCGGCGGCGGGCGGCGTCGGCGACAACGTCGTCCGCATCCTCAAGATTTTCCTCGACGGCATCTTCTACATGGGTGACGCGGTCGCCGAGGAGAAGGCGCTGCGGACCGAGATGGCCTCGCGGCTAATCTCCGACGAACGCGTGACGAACGTCGGCGGCGGCTACGAGAAGTTCTACGGCAACCGGCCATCGATGATCACGACCCGGTCGTGGTGCGCTGCCGGAAACGCTGCGCGCGACAACTACCTCGCCCCCGGAACGAACGGCGCGTACCTTCGGGCGAAGACCCGATACGATGACGCGCGGCGGTTCTTGGACACGTTCGCCGCGATGCTTGAGCGGACGCAGGGCGAGTCGACGCCGAAGACGCGCGAGCGGGTATTCGCACGATTCCAGCTAATCGGAAGCTGGATGCTGGCGTATGCCGCCGACGAGGTATGGCTGTCGGATTACATTACCTACGACACCATCTTCGACCGCCTTCGATTGTCGGCGGCAGACGCGGTCGTGAAGGTGACGTTTGAGCCGAGGCTCATCGAGTTCAAGCGCCTCTACCCGTATTCGGCGCGGGCGGCGACTCGTCTTGAGTGCGATTACCCCGACTGCGACACGGATTTCTGGATTCCGTTTTGGGCGGACACGAAAGCCGGAAACTGGAATCTGAAAACCGGAACTGCCGACATCGGTGTGACGGAAAAGGCGATCAGAGACGCGACGAACATCACCTTCGACTTTTACGCCACCGCGATTCCGAAGCGAAGCGTGACCGGGCGCCGGTACAACAGCTACAAGTCGAAGTCGGTCGTGGACGTGTCGCTTACGGTCATGCCGCTTGTGAACACGCTGTATGAGTGGGCGCGAGCCGCTGCCCCTACATGGGGGAAGATTAAGCAATACAATCTGATCCGTTACGCGCTGACCGGGTACGCGACCGGCGCCGTCAAAGACTTCGGCGAGTACGCGAAGAACCGCATCGATGTCTACGACCCGGCGTTTCGCCAGAGGTTCATCGACACCCCGCTGACGTGGCAGCAGATCGCGCTCTACATCATCGCCGGGCGCACGGACCTTGGGCCGCAGCCGAGGCCGGAAGAGTTCAACGTCGCGGCGACGCGGTGTCCCGGCGGCTCGTCGGACACGTCCTGCCTGCCCTGCGAGAAGATCAAGAATCGGCGCCCCATCGGCGCACGGGAAGTCCAAATCCCGATGCTCGTCGGCTACACGCCGCCTCTGGCGACGTTCGTCGGCAGCACGAACTATCGGGGTTCGGTGGAGTACGCGGCGTGGCGAAAGGCGCTCGTCGATGCGGGTTATCCGGGGTACTACATCGACTGCATCGAACGTGACGTGACGTGGGTGTCCTCGCGGGCTGGCGAGGTGATTTCGGTTCGTCCGCCGCCGCCGCTCGTCGTCAGTCTACCGCTGGCCGCTGTGCCGAAGCCCCGCGCGGTGCGGACGTCGGACATTCCCGAACTCACCGGAATCACCCGGCCGCTCGTCGCCGAGATCGCGGGGCCGATGCTGCCTCGAAGGACTCGATAAATGGACACCCCCATCTACAAGCGCGCATGGTTCTGGGTCGTCGTCGGTGGGGCGATTCTCCTCGCCATCCGCCGCAAGCAGGTCGAACTGACCCCTCCGCCGAAGCTGCCGGGGCCGGAGGTCGCGCCTCCGTCGGGGTCGGCGTCGATTGACCCGTTCCGCACGACGAACCTGTCGGCCGAGCAGGAGCGCGCGTTCATCGCCGCCCTGCCGAGAGCCGGCCAGCAGTACGGCGCGCTGTTCGCACAGGCGGGTCGCGAGAAGGGCATCTCGCCGCTCTTGCTCGCGGCCATCTGCGAGACGGAGACGTACTACGGCGAGGCGGCGGCGTGCAAAGGCAAGGGTCCGGCCTGCGAGGGAACGCTCGCCGACGACTTCGGCCTCATGCAGATCAACAGCAAGGCGCACCCGGAGTTCTTCAAGCGAAGCGTCAACGGCACGCCCGCGTGGAAGGTGCCGCTGGAAAACATCCGCTACGGTGCCGAGGTCTGGAACTCGTCGCTCGCATCGATGCGCGGGCGTCCGAACTCCAGCGGCAAGGTCGACGTCGGCGCGCGGCGAGCCGCGCAGCTTCTCGTCAAGCCGGGCAAGTACCCCGACCCGCGTCCGATGGACATCGATCTCGCACGCTGGGCCGCGACTTCGGGCTACAATGCAGGACCGATGGCGGCAATCATCGCGGTGGCGGCGGACAGGTCGCCGGACGCCGTGACGCACGGCAGCAAGTACGGCAAGACGGTTCTGGACAAGCTGGGGAGAATCTTCAACAAGACGGTCGAGAACTTGAACCGGGGAGCACAATGAGCGCGCCGAAAGTGATCAAGACGATGCAGTTTCCGACGCCGACAGCGGCGAAGCAGTACCTCGCGCAGATGGGGGCGCAGTACCGCAAGATCGACGAGTTGACCGGCAAGCCGCTCTACAAGACCCCGGCGGGCATCGTGTTCCGCCCGTCGTCACCGCAGGCGCTTGAAGTGCTTGCGAACTGTGTGTGCTAGGAGTCATCGATGGCCGATATGATTGCGATGCTGAACGGGCTGGGCGCCTACGGCGAGTTTCCGATTGGGGACGTCGATCCGGCGACGAGCGCGCGCATCGGCCAGACCTCGCCGGGGACGGGCCTGTCGAACGAGCAGATCACCGTCTACAACCCGCAGCCGTACACGCTGGGGAAGATCGACGACGAGGAAGAGGGTCTGAGCGGGACGACGTGGCTGTTCATCGTGCTGGGCCTCGGCGCTGCGGCGTGGGGCATCTCCAAGATGGTCAAGTCTGCGTCGCCGGAGCCGGGCGAGGACTTCCTCGACGGCATCGCCGAGCCGGAGATGATCGAACTCAACGCGCCCCCCGCACGCACGCGGGGCAAGGGGAAGCGATGACGCTTGAGCAATTTCTCGCCGACGACCGGACCCGCGAACTGATGACGCGCATCGTCAACGGTGAGCCGCCGAAGTCGGCTGTGGCCGGACTCGCGGGAAACGTGCTGGCCGCAGAACTTGCGAAGTTGATGGGCGTTCCGCCGCCCCCGATGACGCAGGCATCGAAGCAAACGGTGACGGTCAAAGCGACGCCCGACGTGGTCGACGCAGAATTCAAAGAGGTGTGAGATGGCTCGCGAAGTGAACTACTACCAGTTGGCGGCTCTTGGGGCGGACGCCTGTCCCGCCAACATGAGGACGGTGCAGAAGCCCGACGGCGGCGTCGAGTGCGTGCCGCTGGAAGGTCCGGCTCCGCAGGGCTACCTCGCGCGGATCAAGGGCGCCGCGACGACCGAAGAGTTGTCGGCGGTCTACAACGGCGCGCTCGTTGACCCGGCGGTGTCTCGCGAGATGCTGAAGGAACTCGGCGAAGCCTACGCGTGGAAGTACGCCGAACTGACGACGAGGCCGGGCAAGAAGGGGCTGCGTTGGCACCATGCGTTCTACGTCGTCGGCGTCGCGCTCCTCTGGAACGCGTGGCGCAAGTCGCAGGGCAAGCCGTTCAATCCGTTTTCACGGTAGGGGAGATACCGATGAAGCCGATGCTGACGTTCGTCTACATGGATGGGTGCGGGGCGTGCGAGACGGCGAAGCCGGAACTCGACGCGTTCAAGGCCGCGCACCCGGAGATCGCCATTCGACGAATCGACCTTCTCGCGGTCCGCTGGCCGGAGGGGTCGTGGGCGCCGACGGCGACGCCGACCTATCTCGCGGAGTTCGGGAACCGTCGGCCGGTGGGGTACGTCGGCGCGCTCAAGAAGGCGCAGATCGAGCAGTTCCTTCGTGAAGCCGCGCCGCGACTCGGACTCGCGGCTCCGTTCTGAGGCGCATCGATGACTCTCCTCGCCATCCTCGCCATCGGATTCGCCGCCGCCGGCCTCGCGCTCGTCGTTCGCGCGCTCGTCCCGACGCTGTGGCTCCTCATCAAGCCGTTCTCCTGCGACCTCTGTATGTCGTGGTGGGGGTCGGTGGTGTTCACGCTTCTCGCCGGGGAGTGGTCCGTGGACGCGCTGACGGGCCTGTTCGGAGGCGTCGCAGTCTCGGTCGCGATGCTGAAGGTCGTCTCTTCGTTGTCCGATGTGGGCGCCGCGCCCCCGCCCACGTTGTCGGATTCCCCCGACTTGGGCGATACTTTTCCCGAAAAGGAGTGACCCCATGTTCTCTTCCGGCAATCCCGAACTGATGTCCGCCCTCGCCGGCATCGCGCGCCTCGGCGCCGCGCCGAGCGTGACCAAGCGTGCGAAGAAGCTGCCCGCAGAAGCGCGCGCGGAGTTGAGGTCGATTCAGAAGCGGTTTGCCGATGATCGCAAGGCCGCCATCGAAGCGCTGTTCGCGAAGTACCCCGCAGCGAAGATGCTGTCGCCGAAGGAGATGAGCGAGATTCGGCAGGTCGTCGATCTCTTCATCCTCAACGACGACTCCAAGGTGACGTCGTCGGGCGTGCAGTCGGACGGCGGCATGACGCTCAAGGTCGGCGGCAAGGTCGTCGCCGAGCGCAAGGCTCCGTACTCCCGATTCATGCGCGTCTGTGCCGGCGAGTTCGGTGCGGATATGACCAGCCGCCGCGCGGCGAACGCGCTGCTCGACGCGCTGGGCGCGGGCCTCTCGTTCCGTGACCGCGACGGTCGCGCGTTCATCACCCCGAAGGGGCGCGGCGCCGGTCGTCTGGTGTCCGAGTCGGCGTGCCACACCGTCGAGGTCAACGCTTCGATGCGTAACCGCGCAGTCGCCAACGTGAACCGCGCCATCCGCGAAGCCGGTCTGGACATCCAGCGGTTCGCCATGCCGACCGAGGGCGCATCGGCGACGTCGCCGGTGCAGCGCGCGGTCGCGGCTCGCGAGGCGACGGCTGCGGCCGAGCGCGCAGCGGTGGCCGAGGCGTATCGTGGAAGTCAGTCGGCGGCGGCGCAGTACGAGTCGATGGTTTCGCGCCCCACCAAGCGTCAGCAGGCTGCACGGAAGGCGGCGGCGACCCGCCGTCGGAACGCGTCGCGTCGATAGTCAGTCAACCTTGCGGCGTAGACCGCACAACAAGCGGCACCCCCGCCGCGCAAGAAACAGGAGGCCGTTATGGCTGCAAAGCGTCCGAAGAAGGTGATGGCGAAGATCAAGGGCAAGAAGATGGAGTGCAAGCTGAACTGGAAGGGCAAGGATCCCAAGAAGAAGCCGAAGGCGTCCTGCAAGCCCGTCGTCGCCAAGAAGGCCTCCAAGAAGAAGGCCTCCAAGAAGAAGAGCAGCAAGAAGTCGAGCAAGAAGTAATCGACGCCCTGCACCACTAGGGTCGATGAACGCAGGGGTCGTCGGACAGGTGCCGACGGCCCCTCGTCTTTACGGAGGAATCGATGGAACCGACACCGTTCACAGGCAGCTTGACGTTCGATCACGTTCTCGCGTTTCTCGGCGCGCTGGTGCCGCTGATGAGCGCGCTCGCGGCGTTCCTCAACCACAAGGTCCGCGTCAGCGGGACGGCGTCGCCGTTCCTGCTCAACGCGGCGGCGGCGGTGAACGTGCTGGCCGTCAACGTCGACAAGGCGACCCAGCTTGCGAAGCTCGCACGCGGTCTGCCGGTGCCGTCGACTCCCGCACCGGCGGCTCCCGCCGTGGTGGACGTCGGCGCAGCGGCCGTTGAGCCGGCGCCTGCGGGTCAGCCGGAAGTGTGTCCGACGTGCGGGCGCTAATCGCGTCGGTGGTGACGGGGCTGGTCGTCGCGCTTTCGACGGCTGCCCTGTTCCTGCTCCGCGTCATCCCTCGCCGGGACGAGGAGCAGCGTCAGCGGGCGGAGGCATTGGCCGCCGACCTGCGGCGGAAGATCGAGGAAGCCAAGGCCGCTCGCGCGGCGGCGGTCGCGCAGCAGGTCGCGGTGGTGACGCAGGCCGGCGAGGCGGACAAGAGCGCCGACTCCGTGGGCGTCGCGAACCGAATCATCGGAGGCTCGTGATGCAGAACCAGAAGAACACCCAGCTTGTTCGCATGGCCGACGTGTTCGTCATCGGCCCGCTGATGACCTACGGCGGACTCCGCATGATGAAGAGCGGCGAGAAGCTGCTCGGCCTCACGCTCGCGGCGTTCGGTCTGGCGACCGTCGTCTATAACGGCGTGAACTACATCGATATGAAAGAAGCGCTCGACCGAGAGGACCGCATCGATGGGCCGATTTGAGTGGGTCTTGATCGCGCTGTACGGCGCGCTCCTCGCGTGGATTCCGATGTGCCACGACGCGCGCGCCGACGAGGCGTGCCGGGCAGTCGGCGACACCGTCGTCTGCCAGCGCGCGGGGTTCGACACGCTCGTCGACAAGTGCGTGGACGCCGACACGCGGGCCAAGGTCTGCTCGATCAATCTCTTTGAGGCGGTCCGCCAGCGCGACGAGTCGCGCGCGGCGTTCGACGCCTGTGCGGCAGCGCCGCGCCCCGTGCCTCCGCCCCCGCCGGAGCCGTCCCGGCGTCCGCTGGTGGCCGTGGCCGTCGCTGCGGCAGGTGCGGCGGCTGTCGCCCTGTCGGCGACGCTCGACGTGCCTGTGGGCGCCCGTGCGGCCCTCGCAGGGGCCGGCGTGCTGGGCATGGGCGCGGGTGTCGGCCTCGCGGTGGCGTGGTAGGCTCGCGGGGACACCGCGCAACTGATTGCGCCAACAGGAGTCATCGATGGCAGCCAAGAAGAAGAGGAAGTCCTCGTCGAAACGCAAGATGACGGAGGCGCAGTACCGCGCTGCCGTGCGCGCAGGACGTATCGTTCCGGCCAACTACCAAGCGGCCGTGATGGCCGACGTTGATGACGAGTGGAACCGGGCCGTGCGCCGGCAGCAGGGCGTCGGCGGGCTTACCAGCCCCGACGGCGTCATGGGATTGGCCGTCGGCGCGGTGATCGGAATCGTGGGCGCGCTCCTGTGGAAAGCGTCGAGCGACATCGCGAAGAAAGACGCGTAGCAATCGCGCAACCGGCCGGGAGAAACGAAAAAAGGGGGGCGACGGCGAAAGATGCCGTCGCCCCCCGTTTCCTTCGATGCCGTTCTACTCGCCGAGTTCGTAGGGGCCGTCGGACGCGCGCACGAACTCCGGCGCGTAGTACCGATACCGGCGGACCATCGAGGTCATGCCTTCCGGCACGAAGTATTCGAAGCGCCGCGCGAGGAGCCGGCGCTTGACCAGTTCGTTCGCGCGCTGGGCGAGGCCGCGCTTGGTGCGCGTGCCTGCGGTCTGAGCAGCGAGGACGTCGTAAGCCTCATCGATGGTGATGCCGACAACGCCGGTCGCACGGGTGGCGTCGAGGAAGATGGGGTCGATGATCGAGATTCGGGCCATGTTACTTTCTCCGCAGCACGTCGGCCGCGCTGCCTTTCGTGAAGGGGTTGTTTCGGCGGTCGTACATCTCAAGGGTTTCGGTTCGCTTGTGGCCGGTGGTCTGCATCGTGGCGCTGTCGGCGACGCCGCGCGCACGGGCCTCGGTGACGTGTCCGGCGCGCAGGCTGTGGCCGCTGAACGTGGTGCCGTCGAGTCCGGCGCGGTCGGCCGTGCTTTTGACGATGAGGGCGACGCTCTGCGGTGAGAGCGCCTTCGCGCGCACCCCGCCCTCGCGGGCAAGGGGGCGGAACACCGGGCCGTTCGCGATGCCAGCCTCTCGCATCCAAGCGGCGAGGGCGGACGCCGCGCAGGTCGGGCCGCCGATGTAGGGGATCGCCTTGTCGAGTCCGGCGCCCCGCTGGTCGGTCTTGGACCGGCGCACCGTGACGACGACGCCCTCCTGCGACCATCGAAGGTCGCGGGCTTCCAGCGCGCACAGTTCGGACCGGCGGAACGCCCCGGCGTAACCGACGAGCAAGATCGCCCGCGCGCGCCGGGCCTCAAGGTCGGTCCGGTCGCCGAACGTGGCGACCATCGCTTCGATGGCGTCGAACGTCGCAGGCGCCTTCGCCTCGACGCGGATGCCGAACGTGGCCTCGACGCCCTTCATGGCCGTCTTGACCGCCTCGGTCGAGCAGGGGTTCGGCAGGCTCTTGACCCCGTGCATCTTGCCGATGGCCGCGAGCCGCCGCCGCAGGGACGACGGCTTGAGGGTGTCGGCCCGCGCGACGAGGTAGGCGACGACGGTGCGCGGGTCGGCGGGCAGGTTGGAGCTTCGATGCTCGCGGCAGAAGTCCGAGAAGTCCGCCCAATCGGCCCGGTACGCCCGCTGCGTGTTCTTCGGCACCGCGCGCTCGACGTAGCCGCGCGCGGCCTCAAGAGCGGGCGCGAGGGCGGCGAGGTCGGCGGTCGGCACGGGGCCGGAGAGAACGAGCGCGTCGGGTTTCTTGGGCATGACGAACCTCGGAAAAGAGGGGGGCGACGCGAGTCGGAGGGGTGAGGGCAGCGGTGGATTCACGCGCCGCCAACCGACCCACGTCGCCCCCTTTGCGGGCTACGGGAAAAGGATGGCGTACAGGATGCCAAGCACCGTGACAACGCCGATTACGGTCCCGGCGTCGGGGCCGGTCGGGGGGAAGTCCATCGCGAGGGCAACGGTCCGCGCCCATCGAAGGCGGCGCTCTTCGGGAGTCAGTTCGTCAGTTCGTCGGTCGGTCGGCATGGTCGTTCCCTTCGGGGAGGGGTCCAGCGGGGGGCGGGGCTGCCCCGGCCGCTGACCGGCCTCGCTAGTGATAACACCGCTTATCGCTACTGACAAGCAAGACCCCTTGCCTGCCAGCCCCCAGCCGGGGGCTTCTGTTCGTGCGTTCAGTTCGGGTTAGCCGGCGCGGAAGGACGCGCAGACGACACCCGGCGCGATGCCGTCTGCCGCTGTGCCGACCAGTTCGACCGCCACCTTGGCCGGGTCGCTGATCCACGAGCTAGAGCTGTATCCGACGCGCTCGACGCATTGGTCGCGGTAGTCCCACCGCTCGCCCCAAGCGTTGTAGTGGTGCTTCTCCTTGTTGGGCGCCCCCTTTACGCTGCCATCGCTGGGATGCATCTTGCGGGCAGTCTCCTCATCGGGGGCGGCGACGACGGCGCTTTCGTAGGTGTCATAGCCGCGTGCGGTGCTGTGGATTCGGTACAGGTTCATCGATTCTCTCCTCGCGTCTTGCCGACGCGCTCGTACAGGGGTTTGCCGTTCGCGTCGACGTCGTCCGTGATGACGTAGACGCCGAACGGCGTCTGAATCTCCTCCGGCGGGTTCGCCGGCAGTCCGTGTGCCTCAATCCACCGGAGCCAATCGTTCGGCGTCCAAAGAGCGGTGCAGACCGGAGGAACCGGGAATCGAAGGTTCACGGCGTCTCCTTGAGCGCCTCGCGCGCGTCGATGGTGTCCTGCACCCGATTGACGATGGCGGTCAGTTCGTCGGCGACCTCGGCGAGACGGAACATCCTCTGTCGATGCTCGTCGAGCGCCGCCTGCCACGCGACGACGCCCTGCGGGTAGTAGTCGCGATGGTTCGGTGCGTTCATGGCAATCGCGCGGATCGCGTCCCGCACGGCGACGAGCGCATCCTCGTACCCGTCGCGCAGCGCCTCTGCCGACGTGCCGTTCAAGTGAATGGTCGGGTGAATCATCTCAGTCCTCCTTCTGTGTCTCGGTGGCCCACGTCACCGATATGTATGTCGCCGCCGCTACCAGCCCGGCGATGAACGCCTTTTGCTCCTCCTTCGATGCGAACCGATACCGTTTCGTCGGGAGCCACGCCCCGTTGAACCTGTCGACATCGACCTTGAATGGCCGCACCGCCCGCTTCTTTGCTGCGGGGGCCGCGCGCACACTCTTCTCCGCCATCACCACTCCTCACCAGCGGGGCTGTTCAGCCACCGCTCCGTCATCTCGCGCTCGCGCTCGCGGGCGCCTTTGAGCCACCGCATCCGTTCGATGTCGTTCGCCAATCGAACCTCGTCCGGTCGCGCGGTGACGACCGTCGACATCCGCTGCATGAGTTCGGTCTGCACCAGCACGCCGCCGGCATAGACGCTGCCTTCGAAGGTGCCTACCGCCCCGGCGTGAGGACCGGAGCCGGTGACGACCACGACATCCCCGGCCTCCAGTTCGTTCCCCGCTGCATCGATGACCTGCATCAGTTCCACACTCCCGACGCCGCCGCCTCGCGAACGGCATCCCACATCCGCGCTTCCAGCAGCGCGTGAAGCCTCAGTTGTTCCAGCGTCTCCGCAGAGAGGTGGTCCGCGTTCGCGCATCGCTCTCCGCAGAACGTCCCCGTCGTCGTCGGCTTGCTGCACACCAAGCACTCAAACATCGAAGCCTCCTCGCGGCGCGTGGCCGCTTCCTGTGGTGGTCCGTTAGGCCGACGCGAACTCCACGTCGAGCCGCGCCTCTGCCCGCATCTGGCGATGGCTCTGGTGGTTCCAATCCTTCAAGACGTTGACGGGCATGACGACCGCGACCTCGCCGTTCTGGCCTTCGATGACCAGCGGCTCGCGCGGCGAGCGGTAGACCACCGACACCCGTTCGCCCGGCGGCACCGCGAGGGCGAGGTACTGCTTGTTGACGCGCAGCCACTCCTCGTCGGCGAACTGTACGAACTCCTCGTTGCCCCCGACGACGCCTTCGATGTGGACGGGCGGCGTCGGCGAGTCGCTGAAGAACGCCGCACGGTCGGGGCGAAGCGAGAGGTTCAGCACGCGCGTCTTCTCACGGGTGTTCGCCGGCAGCGGCTTGCCATCGGGGTCATGCGTCGTCGCGGCTTCGACGGCCGAGAGGAGATCGGCCGGCGTCGTGTCGAGGTGGACCGTCTCATCGTGCTGGCGGTACAGGGGAACGGTCGAGGAGAAGATGTCGACGAGGCCCATCGGCATCGTGTCCGTCTTCTCCGCGCGGACCGAGAGCCGCGCTTCGATGGGGCCGCCCCGGATGAGGAGCGAGACGAGGCGCGAGTCGCGCGAGAGGCGGATGGTCGTCTGCCTCGGTGCCAGCGTGAACAGGCGGACGAACAGCGCGAGCATCCCACCCGGCACGCGGAACGTCGGGAAGTCGGACGGCACGCCGCACGGCGCCGTGTGAAGCCGCTTGCCGTCGCTGACGTACATCCGCCCCGCGTGAACGTAGACGCTGAACAACATATCGGTGCCGAGTTCGAAGAAGTCCTTTCGAGCCTCGGCGCCCTCGGTGTAGGCCCACGCGGAGACGAACGGGATGACATCGACGGCCACGGCGTCGTGCGGCGCGGGGCCGAGAGACGAGACACCGGGCGACGACTCGACGGCGAACACCTTGGGCTTCGACCGCATGAACTCCGGCAGCGCATCGATGTCGCCGCGAAGCCGAAGCTCCGCGCGCGGCTCGCCGGGGGCGAACTCGTCGCCCATGACCAAATCGATGCCGTCGTCGGCGACGACCGCCGTGACCTGCCCGACACCCGTGAATCCCTTGAACAGCTTGTCAGCCTTCATCGGTCATATCCTCTCGCGCACGCTGGCGCTGAAACTTGCCCCACGTCTTTGCGGCAGCCTCGTTGAAGGCCGCCGGGTCTGCTTCCATCTGAAGGGCGACGGTTAGTCCGTACACGTCGTCCCACTTGAGCCGGAGCGGCTTCGCCTCGCCTGTCTCGACGAACGCGTGCCACAGCTCCTCGGCCCACTCACGGCCGACCGTCTTGGATTCTCTGAGCGTCAGCATCGAAGCCTCACGTCGGATAGATGCCGGAGTACCAAGAGGTCGCCTGCTCCGCGAATACCCCGTGAGGCAAGAGCGCGGCCATGACGGCTTCGATGCCGCGCGCGTAGCCGTAGTCCCAGTTGAAATAGGGCGCGTGGTCGCCGCCGTCGTGGACGACGATCAACACGGCGTTCTGCGCGTAGTCCTCGCCACGCTCCCGCCACTCGGCCGGCGAATAGAACGCCTTGCATCCCCCGGTGTCGAGCGCGTTCCGCTTCTCCAACAGCGCGACGATGGCGTTGTACGCGGCCACGCCCTTCGCACACAGCCCTTCCGGCATCTCCAGTTCTTTACGCATCGATTCTCTCCTACTGCCCGATGAGGGCGATGGTCCCGTCGACCGAGACGTGTCCCGCGCGTTCGATAGCCTCGATGAGTTCGGGCGATGCCGTGAAGGGCTTGCCCAAGTAAAGAAGGTGGTGGCTGTACGCGCCGCCCGCGTGAACCGCGAAGAGGCCGTCGCCCGTGTTGAGATCGACGCGCGCGATGGCGTCGTCGGCTTGAATGAGGGCCAGCCTGTCCGTGGGCTTGCGCGGATAGACGACGCACTCGCGGACCTTGCGCGTGCCGGGGAACTTGACCGTAACCTTGTCGAAGCGTGCCATCGATGTCTCCTCGCGGGGCGCGCTTCGATGCGCGCTCCCGCTTCCTGTGAATGTTGAACGTGCCGAACTAGCCGTCGCCGTACCGGGAGAAGTTGATGAGTCTCAACTCCTCTCCGTTCGCGTCGGTCCACGCGATCTGTTCCGGCGTGTAGTCGACGAAGAACTCATCGTCGGTGTCGCCTTTGCGCGTCGAGGCGTAGCCCAGCGCAAACCGCTTCGCATCGATGCCGTCGACCGTATCGGCCGTTCCAAGCGCGCCGACGAGACGCATCCCCGGCGTGTTCGGGCCGAAGATCTCTTTGCCGTTGTCCCGCACGACGACCTCGACTGCGGCAGCGCCGCGCTCATCGAAGCCCGTCTGGAACATCTCGATCACCATCCCCTTGCGGGGCTTCAGCACTACCACTCGCTCGCGCATCATCGCGCCTCCTCCTCTCGCAGTACCTCGGCTTCAGCCGCCGAAATTCGCTTCTCACCGCACGGCTCGTTCCACGAACAATACGCGCAGAGCGCATAGCCAACGGTGTCCTTCTTGCAGCCGCAGGGACACTCGCATCGATGTTCGTGGTAGCCCGGCTTCGCGTGCAGCCGGTACGCCTCGTAGAACTCCATCCCGTTCTTGATCGCCTTCCGTAGATTGCGGTGGCAGTCACAACGCTTCGCCATCGATGCCTCCTAGTGGCAGACGCAGAGTTCGTTCAGCTTGCTCTTCGCCGACGCCACGGCCTCTTCGACCAGCCCGTATTCGCGGGCAGCTTCCTCGACCGTCTCCAGCTTCACCCAGCCCTCGCACTCGATGCCTCCGATAGACGCGCGGCCAAGTTCGACCCCGTTGCGCCACGCCTCGACCGTGACGACGATGCCGAACAGGTCGCCGGCAGCGAGCTTCGATGCCGCCATGCGCGCGTCGTCCAGCGCATCGCGCCACGCCTCTTGCTCGGAGATGCCGTTACTCATCCGCCACTTGACCCGCTCCTCGATCTCGTAGACCGCGAACCAGCCCCAAGCGCGATGCGACGTGCGCTCCCACGACGGCGACCCCTCGCCCCGGTCCACCTTGCGCCACGCGTCCGGGTTACGGATGAGGAAGGCGCCCTCCGGCGCGTTCTTCTCCTCGCAGAAGACCCCGTAGTGCGAGTAGTCCCACGACTCATCGTAGTCCCACGTCACCCGGACATCGAAGCCCTCGACCTCGGCCTTCAGCCCCTCGCGACCGCCGCGCCCCTTCATCTCTTCGAACTTGATCTCGGTGGTGTCCATCGATTCACTCCTCCCCGTTCGTCGCGGGTTCCAAAAAGTCGACGTGGTAGAAGCCGCCGCCCGGTTCGTAGACCTCGCCTTCCCACTCGATGTCGACGTGCGGGCCGGACTTGAAGATCCGCGCCTCCGGTCCGACGTACCCGTATCGATACCGCTTGGTCGCCCGGTGTGTCGGCTCCGGCGCGAGCGCGAAACGAACGCGCAGCCCTCGCGGAAAGCGCGCCAGCGCCCGCGTGCAATCGCACGGGTCGTCTCGGTGCGGCCGAACCGCGATGCCGCACGCCTCGCAGCGCGGCGGGAACACGTCATGCTGATAGCTCATCATCGCGCTGCCTCCTCTTCTTCGGCGCACTCCTCTTCGAACCCATCCGCGCTCAGAGCGAGGAGCGCATCGATGTCGATGCCCTCGCGCTTGCACAGGTGGCGCAGGTCGCAGAGAAGGTCGCAGGTGAAAGACTCGATCTCTTGGGTCCGGTCCGCCCCGACCAGCACATCGATGCTGTCGTTGTCGGCGTAGGCAATCACCGCACCCAGCGCGCGCTCCGCGCGGTCGTCGTTCGTAGGTGAACCCGACATCACTCCGCCTCCTCTTCCAGCGTGAGGCACGACGGCGGATAGCGCACCGTCGCCCCGTAGCTTCCAGCCAGCCGAACCGTCACCGTCTCCGGCGTCACATCGATGACCCGGCATCGCCGATTCAGCGGGTCAACCACCACCATTCCGACAACGAACGCTCCCATCGAAGCCTCCACCCGCGCACAACGCGCGACCGCTGGACCCTCGCGAGAAGGCCCAGCGGTCGAGCGGGGGCCGCGCGCAACCGCGCCGCCCCTCGCGTCGATCCCTCACTCCGCCGACGACCACGATTCGACGGCCATCGTTTCCTCGCGGCTGCGCTGCTCCGCACGCTCCGCCCGCTCCTGCTCGTAGGTGGCAACCAGCCGGCACGCGTCCGGCGCGTAGCACCATCGATTGGTCGGGCAGCGAAGGTTCTGCGGCAGGTCCGACACCCACGCGTGCTGCTTCCGATTCCCGTAGCCGCTGCCCGTCCAGTAGACCGGCGAGAAGGGGACGCCCGCCGCCTTCAGCGCGCCCAGCCAGCCCAGCAGGTTCGTGTCGTACTGCTCGATGTCGAGCGCCTTCAGCACGTCGAGGTGCCGCTTGACGGCATCGATGGTCGCTCGCGTCTGCTCGCGGAACGTCGCGGCGTAGGGCGCCGAGTACGGCGCACCGCCGACATCCCAGAACGGACCGTGCGCCGTCGAGGCGCGCAGGTCGAGAACCTCCGACACATACTTTCCGTTGTCGTTACGGTCGAGGCGATGACGCTGGAAGGAAACGTAGATGCTCGACTCGTAGCGGTCCGACTCGTGAGGGAACTTGATCGTCACGGTGTCGTAGTCGTTCGTCGCGTCGGCGTTGATGATGATCTCCGCCGAATGAAACCCCAGCTTCGCCAACTTGTTCTTCGTAGCCATCGATGCCTCCTAGTTGATTCCGCAATACGCGGCGATGTGACCTTCGGGAATACGAACGAGAACGCGCCAGCCGGCACGAACGTCTTTCGCCTTCGATGGCGGAAGGTGCGCGAGGAAGTCGCCGATGTTGTCCTCGCTCTGAAGGTAGAGGAGCGCTTCGCCGGAGAGCGGCGGGGCGTCCATCAGCTTGCGGAGCCGCCGTCCCGCCTTGTCCGACTTCGGCTCTATCTCGACGTGACCGAACCTGTTTTGCTCGACGATGACCAGCATCGATGCCTCCTAGCGTGACCGAATGATGTGGTGGAAGATGTGCGCGACAAGCTGCGCCTTCGACTCGACGGAAAGCGCATCGAATCCGTCGCGGACCGACTCGTAGGTGGGCGGCGGCGGAGCCGCCGGACCGATGCCGTTCGCCCGAAGAATGACGGAGAGCGCTTCGGGATCGCGCGTCTGCATCGCCTTGATGAGATCCGTCCAGTTGAGGCGGAGAGAGGCAGCGACCGCCTCTGCCGTGACCGGAGCATCGATGGGGACGCCCGCGTGATTCAGACACGAACGCAACGCCAGCGGGTCCGTGTCCTGCATCTCTTTGAGAAGGTCGGTCCAATCGTAGGACGCCACCACGTCGGCCACGTCATACACGTTATCGATGCCAACGCTCGACGCCTCGACTATCTCCCGAATGTCGCTCCCGTCGAAATCGTACAGGTCGCTCGCGTCAATCTCGACTTCCACTTCGACCGTCTTCGTAAAAAGGGGGCGGCCCATCGATTCTCTCCTCGCCGCGTGATGCGGCTTCCGTGAAACGTCCAACCGTTTCCGTCAGACCCCAACCATCGATGGCCGGAGGCTGACGGAAACGGCGCGCGGATGCGCGCCGGTCCCCTTACGCCGCGAGAGCGAGTTCCACCTTGCGAACGAGATTCTTGTCGGTGAGGAGCGACCCGGCTTCACGCTCCACCGCGTCGGCATCGAAGGCGCCGCGCCACCGGAAGCCTTCGTGAACGGAACGCGTCACCGCGTTCACCACGTCGGCGCGCGTGAACCCCGGCTCCTCCATCCAAGCGGATAGAAGGCCAGCCGCCACCTCGGTTTCCTTTCCGGGGAGCGAGAGGATCTTCGCCTTCGATAGCCCTTCGAAGAACCGATTGGCCGGCATCCCGTCGGTCAGAAGGATCTCGGACCGTGCCTGTCCCCAATCGTGCCGGAACGCGCCGAACTTCACTTCGGCTTCGGCGAACGCCGACGCCAGCGCGACGTGAATCTCGGTCGGGGCGCCGACGTGCTTCAGCGAGAACAACGCGTGCTTCAGTTGGCCGATGACGATGAGGTTCAAGCATCGATTCCGCCACGCCACAAGCTCGCCCGTGATGGCGCCCTCGCGAACGTCGTTCGCGCGGAGCCTCAGACCGATCTTGAAAACGTCACCGGCCGCCAGATCCACCACTTGATCCGGCATCGAGAGGAAGTCGAGCGCCAGCCGCTCGCCGTCGTATCGAACGTCGCCCTTCCACGTCTGCATCAGATCGGCCGACGACGAGAGGAGCGACGCTAGAACCATGTCGGCATCGAAGGCCGTGTATTTCGTAGAGGCGATCCGGTACACCTCCGGCCGTTCCAGCGTCCGCCCATCGATACCCACCTCGCGATAGGCCGCCACAAGCTGCTTCGACTCGCGAGGCAGGTAGTCGTTCAACATCGCCGCACGGACCGCGAGCGAAGCGTGCGGGGCGTGCGCCGCCGCGAACCGGGGCGCGTCGGGACAAAGGCCGAAGGCGTGTTCCCATGCCGTCGGCGTCAGATCCACGTCCATCCCGTTCAACGTCACCGCGCCCGTTTTGGCATCGAAGCCGACGAGGCTCAGATCCATCTCGGTTTCGGCGCGATTCTCCCGCTGAATCGCCTTCAGCCGGTCATAAGCCGCCGTCGCGCCGTCGGGCATCGAGTCGATCTTTCGCCGCTCGATAGTGAAGTTACGGACGCCGGTTTCGTTCACGCGCGACCCGGCCGGATAGATTGGGTCCGTCCGCGCCGCCGCCTCCTCGCCGAAAGTCTCGACAAGCGCGCGACGCTGGCGAGCGATACGCGCCGCCGCCACCGTCGAAACCGTGCCAGCCTCGCCCGTCATGGTAACAGGCGACTTCGCCTTGCCCTTCGCGCCGCCCACGATCTCGCCGTTCGTTTTGACGATCTGCATCGATTCACCCCTTGCGCGTCAAGCGCGCAAAACACGGACCCTCGCCCGTTGAAAGCGTCCCGGCCGACCGAGGCGCTTTCGACGGACGGCGGGGAGCGCGCGCAACGCGCCCCCGCTCGTCCTTCGATTCCTACCGGCGCATCGAACCAAGCGCCTTCGCCAGCGCGGCGAACTTGCCAGCCTGCGCGGGAGTCGGCGCCCCCCCGTCGATGACGAACGAGAGCGTCATCCACGCGCCTTGCAACGCCGCCTTCTCGACATCCGACAAGCCCGCCGTGATCACGGCCGCTTGCACGGCCATGACAACCGCGCCGATCTCGTCCATCTTCGGACGGCCGGAACGCGGACCCGTATCGGCCGGAACATCGGCCGAGTCGCCCTTCGATGCCGCCATGCGCTTCGTTTTGAGCGACGGGGCGATCTCGACTCCCTTCGCTTCGGCAATCGCAGCGTACACGTCACGCGTCGCGATCTTCGCCGCGCCCCCGTCCGTCGTCTTACGCTTCCCGCTTTCGTCCGTCGCCAGCGCAACGGCCGCCTTCTGACGTGCAGCCGTGAGGATCGCGTTTTGATCTTCGTGTGGACGCGTAGAAAGCTCCGCGCCCGAAGTCGTCGACAATTCGCCAGCGTTGACGGCCGCTTTGATCTCGTCGCTCGCCTTGTCGAGAATGTTGAGGAGATCCTTCAGCCCGTCCACCTTGCGGCCCATAGCGCGGGCCACGTCCGCCTTCGATTTCCCGGCCGCCAGCGCCGCCTTCGCCGCACGGGCCTGTGCCATGATCGAAGGCGCCATGCGAACGGCGTTCAATTCGTGCGAGAGAAGGACGCTATCGATGTCCGACTTCGGCGCCGCCTTCACCTTGAACGGGATCGTCTTTCGTCCGGCTTCGATAGCGTGCAACGTCCGGCGCCGGCCGTCCTCCACTTCAAGCCGGCCCTCTTCGTTCACGAACACGATCACGTCGAACATGACGCCGTGCTTCTTGATCGAAGCGAGCGTCACCGGGTCAATCGGATAGGCCGAAAGGTCCGCCCGTTCGTCGTAACGCGGATGTGCCGCGTCCGTCACGATGAACAATTCCTTCGGATCGATCTCGCCACGGAACCCAACCGGGAAACGCTCGCTCATCGAAGCCTCCACCGAAACAGTCTCGTTCTTCTTCGCAGCACCCATCGAAGCCTCCTCGCCGCGAATCGCGGCTTCCTGTTAGATCGAGAAATCCAGATCGGACCCGCCACCGAAAGCCGAGAAGTCGACTCCCGCTTGAGCGCAAGCCCGCACGAACCCGGCCGGGTCCGTCGCCCACATCCTACGAAAAAGCTCTACCCACGAAAGATTCGGGTCGGCCGCGATGTCCGCCTCCCCGAAAGAATCCGATACGTTCGCCATAATTCACCCCGTATGAAAAACCGTCCTATCGGCGGCCCGTCCGAAAACCGGCCGCCGATAGGACGGGGCGCGCGTCACCACGCGCGCCACGTCCCTTGATTTGCTTTCCCCGTTCACTCTACCGATAACAGAGGCGACGCGCCGTGAGGCTTCCCGATTGGGGCCGCTTGTTCCGATAGTGCCGACGTTACAGAGGCGGATTTCTAGTAGAGGGATCCGCTTGTCGCGACAACGTGCCTTCGATACTTGACGCTCGATTGACCGACGGGAGGCGACCGACAAGCGCGCCGGGAAAATTCACCGGGCGCCGTTCGCGCTTCTCGCCACCTATCGAGCGCTTCGCATAGGGAAAGGCTAAAGGGCTTCTATTCGGACCCGCTTCTTCCGCGCGGGTCGCACGATCCGATTCGGACCGTTTTCGTTTTCAGCGCGCCCCCCTTAGTAGCCTTCGGGGGGGCTTCCTTCTCTATCCCGTTCCGATTCGACACCCCGCGAAGAGGGGGGTGCGCTCGGACCCGATCTAGAGCCTTCGTGACGGGCAACGGTCCCGTCTTTCGCGCGTCGAATACGCGTCTACTGTATGCAATCGAAGGCTTCGATTGGGTCGCGCGGCTGGCCCGTCCTAAGACGGCGCTTCGCGCTTGCCTTTCGCGAATCGTTCGACTCCGTTTCCGGTCCGATAGCCTTTCGGCCGATTCGTGCCTTCGATTGTCCGGGGGGCCGGACTAGCAAGCCCCCCCTTCGTCTAACCTTTCGTCCCTCAGTATAGTGCGAGAGGGGTCAAGGTGTCAAGCCCTTTTCGTCTTACCGTCGGGGGCCGTCGTTCAAGCCCCCCAATCTTTCCCGCTTAGTATATGCGAGAGGGGGCGCGGCGTCAAGCCCCTTTCGCTCTTTTTTCGGTCCCCCGCCTAGCAGGGCGGACCGTCGAACGTGAAAGAGTATGCCACGGGGCGCCCCCTTACGCAAGTAAAAAAAGAAGCCCCCTTGTCGATTCCGGCCGGACGGGGCCAGGGCGCGCCCCCCCTCGCATGATTCTAGGAATAGAGGCAAATCGATAGGGGGCGCAGTAACTGCGAAAGGACGGCATTATCGGCCCTCTCTCGCATGAAACCTGGGGGCGCGGGGGCCGGGTCCGGGGGGCGCGGGGGGCCGGACGGCCGGACGGCCGGGTCGCGCGCGCGGAGAAACGAAAAACCCCGCGAGCTTTCGCTCGCGGGGGCAGGGCGCAACGCCCTTTTCTCAATCAATCAGCGCCAGAATCCCAGCGGCATCGATGGCGCGTCGCCGCCCGCCTCTGCCTCTGTCTCCGCCTTCTTGGGACGGTCGATCTTCGTCAAGCTGGGCGCTGGCCGCTTGTCCGTGAGAATGACCCACGCATCGATTCCCACTTCCGGCAGGCCGCGCTCCCGATGAAGCTGGTCGAGCTTCTTCGCCGGGACGCGCCCCTCGTCGATCCACTTCTGAATCGTGCGGCGCGAAACGCCCCACATCTGCGACGCCTGCGATACCGTCAACTGCGCCATCGGTCACTCCCTATCCACGTTGAATCACGGTCCATCCCGACGGCACCGACGTCGGCCCCACCGGAGACGTCAGTATAACTTGATGAGGGGACTCGCCAAGGGCGGTCATCACCTCGCAGAGCGTCGCCGGATCGAACGCGCGCTCTTCGGGGATGACGCACGCGTACTGCCCTTCGGTGACGCACGCCGCCGCGAGCGCCGCCATGACCCGCGCCCACTCGGCACCCGACAACGCCGTGTGCAGGTGTCCGCCGCGCACCAGACCGAACTGGACGACCTCGCGCTCGCCGTCCCGCAATCGAAGGTCGAACACGTCGCCGACGGGCAGATTGGCTTGCACCCGCGCGACGAACGACTCCAGCGCCTTCACCAGCAGGGCGCCCATCGCGAGGTCGAGCGCCCCCTTGAGTTCGGCCCACTCGCCGGCCTGCCGCTCGGCGTCCAGCGCGGTCTTCTGCGCCGTCTGCGCGGTCTGCCATGCCGCCGCGCGGGTCTGAAGCTCGGTGAGGTGCGCCGCTGCCGCCTCCTGCGCCTTGCGGGCCTCTTCGACGGACTCCAGCGGATCGCGGTCGCCATCAACGACCTTCTCCGCGTCCGCCGCCGATGCCTCCAGCGCCTCGACGTCACCTATCGCCCGCTCGGCCGCCGCCCGCGCCTTGTTCGCCAGCGACTCGGCCTCGGCGTAGGCGGCACGCGCTGCCGCGCTCTGCTTGCGGTACTCGGCGATGGCTTCGTGGTTCGCCCGAATCGGCCCGACCAGCGCGCCCCCGCAGACCAGACACTCCCCGGCGTCAATCGACAACTCGCACACCGACGACACCCGCGCGAGGTTCGCGTCGTTGTCGGAGGGCTTTTCCAGCGCGTCAAGCTGCGTCTGGCGCTCTTGGAACAGCGCGATCAGCCGCTCCGCCTCGGCGCGCGCCGTCTCCAGCCGCTCCGCCGTCCGGCCCATGCCATCGAAGGCTTGCTGCGCGGCCATGACCTCGACGAGCCGCTTCTGCGCCTCGGACGCCGCCTTCTTCGCCGCCTTGATCTCGGAGTCGGTCGGCGGCGCGTTCGCGCCCCCCGTCACCAGCGCCGCCGCGCCCTTCGCCGCCTTCGCCTCGGCCGTCAGCGACCGCGCCCCCGCGCCCGCCGCCTCCAGAGCCGCCACCAGCGCGTCCGCCGGCAGGATGTCGCGTGGCAACGTCCCCAGCACCTTTTCCAGCGTCTCGCGGAGATGGGACGGAACCAGCGAACGCACGTCGTCCAGCGTCAAATCGCCCGACGCCTTCGCCAGCAGGTACTTCCGCGCCGTTTGCGGACTCCCCAGCACCGCCTCCCGCAAGCTGCGGATGGGCAGCACGTCGGCGTGACAACGATCCGACGGCTTGTCGCCGGTCGCCTTCTTCGCCTTCGCCGTCGACCCCGACGTGCGGTAGGCCGCGACGACACCGTCGTCGAACGTCGCCAGCGCCTCCAGTTCCTTCGCCCCGTTCTGCGCGAGGCTCATCACGTCCACCTCGCGCGCAACGTCCACCCGACCCGCGATGTCGCTCGCGCGACCGGTCAACGCCAGTTCGACCGTATTGACGATGGTGGATTTGCCCGACCCGTTCGGCCCCACGACGAGAGTCTTTGCCCCCAACTCGACGTCGCACCCCTTCTTGACGTTACCTTTCACCCCGACGATGTGCATTTTCTCTCCCCGATTGCGCTCGACGTAACCCGTCGAGCAGTAGTGGATGTGGTGACATCCCTTCGCGTAACCAGCGGTAAACCGACCGCTGACTTGCCCCCGTTGCTTTGGCGATCTGATCCATCGTCCAGCCCTTGTCGAGCAACGCTTGGACGATTTGTGCGGCCTCTTGTGCCTGTGATGTGCGCGGCATGACGGTACTCCCGGCGAGATTCAATGCCGCGAGGGTATGCCACCTTCTATTGTACCTGTCAAGTGTCAATCCACCATCCGGTGGTGTAGTCCTCTGGATCGTCCACCACAATCTCGACAGCGCGCTCGATCTTCGCCGGCTTGTTCTCGTCGGCCACCGCGCGCGTCATCACCAGCACCGGGCGCCCCTGCCCCATCGCCGACGACACCACGGCCTGCGTCGCCGCTCCGATGGTCCGGCCGGGAACCAGAATCGCGTCGTAGAATGGCTGGCGCGTCGACATATCGATTCTCGCCACCACGTCCAGCGCCCACGACTTCCAGCCGCCCGCGCTTGCCGCGTACTGGAAATAGTCGTCCCGACCAGAGACGAACGTCGCCTCCCCCAGCCCCTCGTCGTCGAACAGCGCCGCCGCGTCCGCAATCCACGCCGCCGTCTCGGCCTCGTCCATCGATTTCGGGTGTGCGAAAAAGACCCTCATCAGTCGTCTCCCCGGTTGATCAACGTCACCGCGTCCTCGGCCCCCGACTCCAACTCCGCGATGCGCTCGGACAATTGCGCCACAATCGCGCGGTACGTCTCAATCTGGTGTTGCACCGGGTCGGGGCAGTCGTCGGTGTATCCCGGCCAATTCACCGCCGAGAACTGGTCCGCGCCCCACAGGTAGAGGAAATACTCCCCGAACTCCATCGACTCACACAGCGCGGCCACGATCCGCCCGATGTAGTTCGTCTTCTCCTCATGCGTCATTCCGTCCGTCACTTCTTTGTCCAGCAGCATCAGACCTCACTCCATCGAAGCCCAATCTTGGGCTTCGCCGCAAAGGACACGTCCGGCAAACCCGGCACGGTCCGGTTCATCGCTTCCTTGATCATTCGCGCGACCGTGTTCGCATCGCACTCGCACCCCGGCGGGCAGAATCCGAACTCGCGCTCCTTCTCGATCACCTTGCCGTCCGCATCCAGCGGCCGGTACTCGTCGTGCGGACACGGCACCTCAAACGTCAACGCGTCGTGGCATTGGTTGACGAGGCCCGTCCCCGGCCCCCACAACTCGCACTTGAGCGGACCTTCGACGAGGTCGAACGTCGCCATGTGGATGATGTGCGCGCCCGCGCTCTGGACGCCGAAATTGATGATCTCGTTGAACTTCTCGCCGTCGAGGAAGTCACGCCGACGGCCGAGAACCGGGTCGACGATGTACCCCACCGTCCGATAGGTGTCCAAGCACTCGTCCCACCACTTCTGAAGCTGCGGAATCTCCCGCAGCCACCGCTTCCGAAGCGTGGCGACTTGATTCAGCGTCAAGTCGGGGTACATCAGCGTGCCGTCCGCGTTCTCCGCGCTCGTCACCAGCCCATGCACCGTCTCGTCGCCGGAGCCATAGAACGACGCGTAAGCGATGCTCTTCGCGATTTTTCGCAGCTTGTCCCATTGGTCCGACTTCGGCACCAGCCCGTCGAACTGCTTTCCGAACATCATCGATGCCGTCTGCGCGTGCGGATCGCCGCCAGCCGAAAACGTCTCCAAGTAGCGCGGGATTTGGGCCACCGACGCGATGATCCGAAGCTCCAACTGGTCCGCGTCCGCGCCCACCAGCACCCGCCCCGGCTCCGCTTTCACCAGCGCCCGCAGGTGCTTCGGGAAGTTCTGGGCGTTCGGATTCGATGACGACAGCCGGCCCGACGTCGTCCCGTGCGCGTTGTAGTCCGGGTGAATCCGCCCGTCCGGCAGAATGAGGCCGCGAGCCGCCTCATCCTGCTCGTCCTCGCTGCGAAACTGCACCCCATCGACCGGCTGGCCGTAGGGGACGAGCCGCGTGACGTAGGTGCCGTACTCCTTCGCCACCTTGCGATACCGTCGCAAGGAATCGATGAACTTCACGATGTTCTCGCGGTCCCGGTTCTGCGTCCGCAGCAGGCGAAGCGACTCGTCCGACGTCGAGGGGTCGCCCAGCTTCGTCATCTCGGCCGGCGTCAGCCCCCACTTGTCGAAAAGCAGGTCGCGAATCTGATAGGTGCTGTTCGGATTGAGGTTCGGATTCTCGGCGTTGACGCGCGTCTCCGCGAGGTAGTCGGCGATCTTGACCCGAAGCTCGTCCGACACCTTGTTCCGCAGCGGCCGGTCCACCCACATCCCCGTCCGATGCAGGTCCGCGCAAATCGCCTGCACCCGATGGTCGAATCCCACGACGTTTTCCTGCCGCCGCAGCTTCACCGCGTCCGCCAGCTTCGGCATCACGCGCGCCGTCACCACGCAGTCGACGGCACAGTAGGTCGTCAACTCCTCGTCGGTCTGCGCCACCTCCGCCGTGTGCGCGGCCTTCCATGACGTGACGTCGGTGTAGACGCTGCCGATGTACCCCAGCTTGTGCGGCAGTTCGCTCTCGACGCTGCGGTGCAAAAGGATGGTGTCGAGGAGCGGCTTCGGCGTGACGCCGAAATGCTGCTCGATGACGATGCGGTCGAAGTACCCCGCGTTGTGGCCGACCTTCAGCTTCGTGTCATCGATGAAGAAGTCCCGCAGGATGCCCCGCAGCCGCAGCAGGTCCGACGCGGTGTACCACGGCGGATCGACGAGCGAACCGTTCGGGCCTTCGATGCTCTTGAGCGAGACGACGATGGACGCGTTCTCGTTCGCGATGCCCACGCACTTGAGTTCCGCGATGAGCGGGTCGTCGAACGTCGTCTCGACGTCGTAGATGTACGGGATGTCCGTGCGCGCGAGGAACGCCTCGACCTCGTCGGGCGACGGCGTCAAATCGATGTACGGGTGCTGCCAGCCCAGCCCACCCCGGAACCATCGGAACGCGCGTGACAGGTCGCTGCGGAACGCCCGCGTCCAGCGCCGCGCCCGCAGCACGAACGCGGGGTGCAGCGTCGGCAGCACCTTCACGTCCTTCGGCTTGTCGCCGCCGGTGATGAAGTTCCCGATGACGTCGAACCGGCCCTCGACCGGGCCACCGCGAATCTCGGTGACGCTCGCCGCCTGCCCCGTCACCGCTTGGAAGGCGATCTTCCCCAGCGTGATGATGTTCTTCGTCTGGCCGATGTCGTGCATCAGCCTCGGTCGGCAGCAATCGATGGGGTGCGGCAGGGGGTCTTCTTTCGCCGCGATCCGCTTCTTGTTGTCCCGCGACAGCTTCACCAGCACGCGGTCCAGTTCGTTCTCTGGTGGCCGGCACGCGAGGGCCGTCGTGATCGAGACGGCGCCGCGCGGGATGCCCACCGCCTTCAGCGACTCGTTGAACTCGATGCCTGCCGAGTCGACGAGCGGGCGCTGCTCCTCGACGTCCTTCTCACGCGGCGACTCCGTCACGACCACCGCGACAGAACCGGGCCGAATCTCGGCCGGGACCGGGACACCCGCGCGCGCCTTTCGCAGAACGCACTCGTCGCATCGCGCGCCGTCGTCTCGCGGGTCGTAGATCATCGGTCAGCCTTTCGTTCGTTTGGGCGTCCGCCGACAGGGGACGCACATCCCGCTGCGGTTGAAAGCCGCGATGCGGTTTCCACAGCCGGGAATGACGCAGGTCTTTGCGTGGTTCACACAACCGGCGCAGTAATCGGTCTGCTTGCTAGATCGAAGATTCAGCGTCTTTCCGCAGCCAAGACAGATGGGCGAACGCATCGCCTCACCTCGTCATCAAGTCGGTGTAGCTGAAGCGCTCTTTGAGGGCTTCGTCGACACCCAGCGGCTCGACGGACAGCTTGATCAACTCGCCGTCGTACAGAAAGATGTGCTTCGGGACCGTCACGCGGCCCTCGACGAACGCGATGCCGGTGTCGGTGATCCGCCAGTACCCCGCGTGCGGAGAGTCGGTTTCGGTCGGCGAAAGCACGTTGCCGGTTGCCTCCTCAACGAGTCCCCAATAACGCATCTTGGCGAAATCCCCGCCGCGCGCGGCGCTGAACCGGGGGCCGAGAGACGAGGGAACGTGAATCCACTCGCGGATGTCGCCCGCATCCTTGTAGATCTTCCACATCTCGATGAGCGCGCGCGCCATCGCGCTCGTCATGGTCCGCCGGTAGACCTTCGCGAACTGGTCGCAGCACGGGCAGCGCACTCCGTCATCGATGTTCTGGCGCACCCACTCGCGGGCGCTGTTCAACGTCGTCTCGGTCAGTTCGACCTTCTCGGTTTCCATCGTCGCCTCCGATTTCGGACAAAAAAGAGGCCGGCTCGCCCCGCCACCGCTGCCGGCCAACTCGCCCTGTCGGCGAGTACCCTGTGATTGGGGATGTGGAGAGGGTTCACCCCCGCCGTGCGCTCACCACAAGCGCGGACCTCCCGCTACTACTTGCCGAGCATGGCGCGCAGGCCGCCCGCACCGGCCGGCTTCGGAGCCGCCGTCACGGTCATCGCCGGGGCCGCCGCAGGGGCCGCCGCCTTCGCGGGCGCCTTCACCGACGCCTTGGCGGCGACGGGAGCCGCCGCGACCGCGATCTCCGTGCCGGTCAGCGACGAGAACGACTCCGGCGTGATGAACTGCCGGTCGCTCTGCGACGTCGGGTCGTTGACGTCCTTCGCCTTGTAGTAGATGTACGCCTCCTTGCCGTTGAACGTCTCCTCGCTGATCCCGATCTCGCCCGTCTCGATCTGGGCGGCGGTGTACCCGCAGGACAGCAGGGCCGTCTTCCACGACCGCAGGTTGCCGGCCTTCGTCAGATCGAGGCCGATGAAGAGCCGCGTCTCGACACCCGCGAACGGCCCCTCTGCGATCACCGTCTGGAACCGCACCGACTTCTTGCCATCCTTGTCGTACTCGATGGCCTCGGTGATGTTCACCTTGTACGCGCCCGTCTCCGGCTCGACGTACCCGGCGCCGGGGTTGCGGGCCTGCACGCCCGCCACGTTGATCTGCGCCGACCAGTTCTTGTTTTCCGACATCTTACGCTCCGTTTGCCATCGATGTATCGCGTCCCGTGCGGGTCGACAGCGGTGCCGCCTGTTTTGCCTCTGTGCGACGAAGAGGGGTCTGAGGGCGTGGGACGATGAGGTTTTGCCCTCGAAATCGTTATCCTATCGAGTGAACTTTCGGCGCTTCGTGGCCGATTTTTCGGCCTTCGCCGCCTTCTTTTTCGGCTTCAGCGGCTTGCGGTCGAACTCCTTGCGGAGAGCCGCAACCGCTTCTCCTGCACCGCACTTGCACACGGCCCCAAGGCCCAATTCCAAGGGACAAGTGTGCGTGTGGTTTACGAACTCGATGACATCTCTGATCAACTTCTTCTGCCTTGGTGTGAACCGCTGCATCCCGTACTCCTATCAGCCCAACTTCGGCTTCGGCTTGTCCGTGAACATCGACAGGACGTCGGCTTTCGCGCGCATCAGCACCGCGCGGTCCAGCGAATCCCGCAACACCCAGCGGACGTGTAAATCGTTGTCGGTCTGCTCTCTCGCGAGTTCGATGGCCTCCGCGACCAGCCCCGACTCATTCGCCGGGTCGTTGAACATCGCGACGGCCAGCGCCTCGACGAGTTCTTCCTGCCACTCCAGCTTCGGGGCGCGCGGTATGACGTACCCCGCGCTCCGCAGAATCTCCGCCACGTTCATCGGCGCCCGGTCCGGCGTGACGCCGTGCCTGTCTTTCGTGACCCACGACGGGTCATCGATGGTGCAGCGGTAGCACCCGTGCCAGCCTCGCCGCGTCTGATCGAACGCGGCACGCAGCACCACGTCGCAGGCCGTCGGCACGTCCTCTGGCAACCGCCCCGGCAGGCGCGGACCGCCGCGAACGAACACCCCGTTGACGGTCCGGGGCGTCGATTCGTGCGCCGTGAGGACAACGTGCATCCCCGCGTGCCTCGCGGTGTCGCGGAACTCCAGCACCGCGTCTCGCAGCGCGCCCCACAGCTTGAACCCCGAAAACTTCTTCTCAAGCTGTGCAACCGTCGACTCTGCGAGGAGCGAGAAGTCATCGACGATGATGGCCGAGTACCGCTTGTCCTTGCCGCGCTCACGCACGATCTTGGTCGCGTCGAGTATCGATGCGGCTTCCGTGTGGTCGGGGACGTGGCCGACGACCAGATGGGCCGGCTTGATTGCTCCCGGTGGGGCGACGAACAGCCCCGTGGGGAACGAGAAGAGGAGGTCCGTGGTCTTTCCGATGCCCGATGGCCCGTAGATCGCGACCACCGCGTTCGCGCCAGAGAAAGGAGCCGCGCTCATCGTTCACCCGCGCCAATCTTGCTCCGCAGCCTCTCCAACTCAGACTCCAACTCTTCGACGTCGTTCTCAAGGTCCGCCCGCTCGCTTTGCAGACGCTCGACCTCGTCCTCCAGCTTGATCACGTCCTCGTTCAGAGCGGCGACTTCCTGCCGAAGTTTCGCCACCTCTCCCGGCTTCACCGCCTCGCCGTCGAGGGCCGACGTGATTTCCTCGGCAATCACTCGCGCGATCTCCCCCGACCGCGCCGGATAGAACACCACCGCCACCGTTCGTCCTGTCGGGTCTACCACCGTGTTTCCGCGCGCCATCCACGGCGTTGCAGGCATGAGCGACTTGTGCATCGATTACTCCCTTGTGATGACGTGCGAAACGTAGACGCCGCCGGGGACGAGCGTGAAAACGTGCATGGTCTTGCCGTCCAGCTTGAGCAGGGGCGCGATGTTGCCGCCGTCGGGCAGGAACACACCGGCGCTTCGCTCCAGCGACACCGTCGGCTTGTAGGCCGCAGGCGGGGCAGGCACCGCGCCAGCCTTCTCGGCCGCCGTCGGCTGAATGCCCGTGATTTCGTAGATTTCGCGAATCTGCTCCTCGCGCGACGCTGACGGCGTCGGCAGGGGAGCGGCCTTCGGAGCGACCTTCGGCTCGACCTTCTTCTTTGGCTTCTCCGCAGGTGCGGGCGAGGGCTTCGATGCCGGCTTCGGCGCGGGCGCCGTCGCCGCCACGACCTTCTTAGGAGTCCGCTGCTTCCCGTCGTACCCTTCCATCTTCTTGCGAATCGACAGCATCGTGTCTGCCGCCGGGACGTAGTCACCGGCCATGATGCGCTGGACGTAGGACTTGGAGAGTTTCAGCAGGTCGGCGAGGTCTTGCGTGATCATCCCGTGCCGCTTGCGGAACTCCCGCAACTCGCGGGCGATGACCGGCAGCACCAGTTCCTTCGATGGCGGCGTGACCTCGACCGCCTTCGGCATCACGAAGGCCTTTGCTGCCTGCGCGGCATCGAAGAGAATCTGCTCTCGGCTTTTTCGCTGAATCTGCGCGAGGTAGTCCGCGCGGACCTCATCCGAGAGCGTGCCGATGCTCTGCTCGATGCCGCTGATGTCGTTGATGGTTCTGCCGGTTGCGAGAGCGAGGTCTACCAGATCGACCTTCAGCATCTCGCGGCGCGCAAACGCCGCCTTACCAATCTCTTCTCGGTTCATCTCATGTCCTCACCCAGCTTCGCCGGGCTTCCTGTGCCGACCGCCTCGATCAGCGTGACGACCTTATACCGTAGGCTTTTGACGAATGTCAAAGGAAAAAATCAGCCCCCCTTCACTTTTTTTCGACGCCCCCGAACCACAGCATCAGCGACTTTGCCACCATGACCTGCCCCTTTCCCAGCAGTTCCTCCACGCGCACCGCCAAGTCCTCGTCCACGAACGCCGCCTCGCACCCCGGCACTTCCATCCGCCGAAACCCCTGCGGCGCTGCGCTTTCGTTTACGGGCAGGACGAATATTGCTTCCATCACTCAACTCCTTCACCGGCGCCACGACCGGCAACATCGACACACAGAACGGATACCCGCTGCACGCCCACACTTGACCGTGTTTCCCGACCCGAATCTTCATCGCGCTCGCACAGCGCGGACACGCCGGAGTCATTCGTCATCTCTCGGCGTCTCGACGAACCGCGCAAGCGTTCCTGCACCACTCACCGCAGAGTCATACGCGTCGGCAATCGCCACGCGCATCTTCTCGGCGCCCCGCGCGAACGCGCGGTCCTGCTCCTCGACGCGGCGCGCCAACAACTCGACCCGTTCCAGCGCGGAAGCAAGCTGTTCGCGCGCCAAATCACGCTGTTTCGTCGTCAACTGGTACAGCGCGTTCGACACGGTGTAGTCGTTCTTCCACCGCTCGGCCTCGGCCTTCAACTGTGCTTCTCGCAAGATCATGTGAGCTTCCCTCGCGTCACTTCGTACTCGCAGTACCGTGTGCCGCGTGGCTTGACCTCGCGACCTCGCTTCTTCTCCGCTCTTTCGCACGCCCGGCAAATCTCGCGGCCTCGCAGCAGCGTCACGCCGTCGCAGGCGGTCTGCGCCGGACAAATCCGAACCGTCGTCTCAAGGATGCCCCGATGTCCCATCGTGATTCTCCGCGCGAATCTGCTCTTCGTAATGCTCCAGCGCGTACCGAATCGACTCCATCGTCGCCACCGCACGCGGTCCCCAAGTCCACTTCCCCTCTATCGAATTCGGCCCCGCACCGGCGAAGAAATCGCGCGCCGGCCGCACCCACCGCCGGCCCATGTTCCGGTCCTTGTAGATGACGCACAACGTCAAGTCGTCCTCGCGAATCACCAGCCCGCAGATGACGTAAACCGTGTTCCGACCTCGGTGCAGGACCGTGATGTCCAGCCCTTCGATGCTCTCCATCACCCGCGACACGTCGAAGACGCGGTCCGGCACCCGGCTCATCGCGTCTCTCCCGCCGCCAGCTTCAGCACGACCCACAGCTTCTTCGCAAGGTCGGGATTCCGTTCCAGCGCCTCCGTCATCTGCGCGATGGCCCAACGGTCCTCCGCCACGCGATCCTTCGGGTCCACCGTCCCACCGCACAGGTCGCACTCCTCGCAGCCACCACATCCCTCCCGAACGTAAGTCGTCATCACTTGCCTCCCTTCACGACGGTCCGGCTGTCGAGCGCCGTCATATGACCCCACTCGTCCCGCAGCGCGAACATCAGTTCGTCGCGCGTGTAGCCCATATGCCGCGCCATGACGGCGACGGAGAGCAGAGTCGTCTTGATCGCCCCCGCATCCCGCACACCCGCCGGCACGGCCGCCATCGCCTCTTTCGTCGCCCCGATCACCGACTGACGCAACTCCGGCGTCATGATTTCCATCTTAGTGGTCATTCTCGCCCCTTCTCGTCCGAGTCACTTCGAACATCTCTTGGTAGAAATCGATGCGTCCCTGCATCAGTTCGACCTTGGTTTCCAACAGCGCCAGCGCCAGCGACAATCGATGCACCTCGTCGCTCATCGTCCGGCGCCACGCCTCGACGTCTTGCTCCCCGATCATCCCGCGACCTCCCTCTTGTCCAGCAGGCACTCCGCGTGCGCGTCCTCAAATGCTCGCAGCATCGCCGACAAGTCCCGCACCGGCATCGGGAGCAGCAGGCGCAAATCAGCCCGACACTCCTCGCACACCAGCGGCATAACGACCGCGTCCCTTACCATTGTTTGCTCGCCGATTACCACCGCCATCTGCGCCCCCTATTGCGATTCCCACGCCTTCGTCTCGGACATCAACGCCTTCGCCTCGTCGCTCGACTTGCCGAAGTGCCGTTGGATGGTGTGCCGGCAGAGTCTTTCACTCTCGTCCTTCTGCCCGGCGACGCACATCGCACCGAGGAAGCCGCAGGCGACGAGGAGAACGGCCACCAGAGTCACGTCAACGCCGTCACGCATCGATGCCCTCCTTCTTAGGGTACAGCGCCGTGCGCGCGATGCGCGCCGCCGCGTGAACCTTGTCGCTCGCGCTGCTCGTCGACTCGTATTCCATGAGCGAGATTTGGGCGAGCGCGTTCCGCAGCCGCTTGATCTCGCGTTCGCTGTCGGCCGTCTCCAGCGCCGTCGCAATCCGCTTCGCCGTGTCCATGATCCCGAACATCACGGCTCTCCCTTTTCGACGCGCAGTTCCAGCTTCAACAGTTCCGTCATGCGCCGCTCGGCCCGATTCAACGCCTTCAGCGCCGCGTCCTTCTTCGCGACCTCTGCGGCGAACGCGAGGTCGATGGCTTCCTTCTTCGTCAACCCGACGCGAAGTTCCGTGCGCTCGTCCTTTCGTATTCGGAAGCGGTAGTCGAAGGCCGCTTTTGCGGCGTAGCTGTCGTCAACAGCGATTCGGTCGCCTGTCGCGATGTACCCCTTCGGCCCCTTGACTGCCTCACCGCGATACAGCGTCGGGGTTTCCTTCTTCCACTCGCGCTCGATCTCCATGCCCCAATCGATGCCCCACAACTCCACGACCTTCTTTTCAGCGGCCATCACTCTTCTCCTCCCTCGTCTGGCACAGGAATCCCCGCCAAACACCGGGCCTCTGTTCGCCCCGAAATACGTCCCAATCGAAACGCCGTCTCCGCAGCTTGGTCGACATCGGCCCTGTGCGTCTTCATGGCAAGGTGGAACACGCCCCCCGTGACAAGAAAACCAGACGCCACTCCGGCCAAAAATGCGTACAACATCAGTCACTCCCCCATCCGTCCGCGCCGTCCCATTCGGCCCACGGACTGTCGTTTGGGTCGAACACGTCGCCCCATTGAATCGGACACTCTGAACCGTCGAGTTCCCGCGTCCCGCGACACTTGGGGAACGCCATGCACCCCAAGAACTTGCCCCTCTCCCGCCGGTTCGTTCGGACCACCATCTCACCCGCGCATCGCGGACACGCGTGCTCGACCTTCGATGGCAGCTTGACGCCCCACGCGCCCATCACTTGTCCCCCTTGTCGAGTTCCGTGATGAGCGCGTCGGCGTAGCGCACCGCTTCCGACGCGTGCCACTCGATGTCGAGTCCGGTCAGATTCTCCTTCGAATTCGCCAGAATCCCCTGCATCGCCGCCGTCGCGATGCGCTCACGCCGCCCTGCTTCCGGCGCGGCCACGCGCAGCTTCTCGATCTCGGCCTTCAGCGTTTCGGCTTCCTGCCGGACCGCGTAGACCTCGTTGTCCCGCTCATGGACGCCCATAATCGCCGCGCTACCCGCCTCACACGCATCTGCGAGTCCCGGCATCTTCACGTCGTTTCTCAGCCACGACGCCGCCTGCTTCAGCTTCCCCGCCATATCCTCATGCCACGGTGTCATCACTTCTCCCCCGTCGTCTGTTCCAGAATCTCTGCCGCCTTCGCACACGCCGCGTCCGAGTCCGCAAACTCACCCGGCGCCGTCACCGTTCCGTCGGGCCAGTAGACGTTCAGCACCCACGTTTTCAGCGGCGTCGGCAACACCTCAAACCGCAACCGGCGCCCGTAGTGGTAGGCCATGAGTCGGAACGGGCGCCCGCGAGTGTCGTTCCGACTGTGCCAACGCAGAATCGGTTTCCCCTCCAGCTCCTCGTCAATCTCTTGGATCAACTCCTCATACATCGGAACGATGCTATCGATGGGCCGGCAGATCGAAAACGAGTCGTCGGTGTCGTCGAGGCACAGCTTCGCTCGACACAGCAGTTCCTCCAGCCTCTCTTCCCGCGTCATCACTCCTCCACCGTCGCCGTAATCACGGCACTCTCGCCCCACCGACAAATCTCATACGCCTCGCACGTCCCGTAGGCCGTGACGCACGTCTGCTCCGACAACGCCTTCGGCCAATCCCACGGGTCTGTGTCCGACAACGAGTCGATGACCCGCCGCGCGTGCGCCACCGACAACGTGAACTTCTGCCGGGCCACCGGCGCGGGGTCCACGACCTGCCTCGACATCTCGCCGGACAGCGAGACGAGATTCAGCTTCACGCCGCCGAACTCGGAGCCGTAGACCGCCGCTCCGAAGTTCTGCATCCCAAGGAACTGCCCCGACAACGTGTACCGCAGCGGAATCTTGGCATCGATGCGCCCGACGGTCTTGTGGTCCCAAATGTAGACCTTGCCGTTCGGCTCCCGCACGACGAGGTCGAGCCTCTGCGTGAACGGCTGTCCCGCAATATCCGCGCGGAACACCTCTTCGATGGCCATCGGCTCCACGCGCTCCGACGCGTAGTGCGCCGCGTACTTGCGGTAGAGCAGGTGGATTTCCTCGACGTATGCCTCGCCGCCAATCTTCTTCGCCGTCTCGACCACCGCGTCATACGGCAGCGCCCACTCGCCGGGGTCACGGCCCTCTTGCTGCGACTGCATCCGCGCGTAGTGCTGCGCGAGCGCCGCGTGCATCAGCGACCCTCGCAGCAGCGGCGCCGACTTGGTCTTTTGCAGCACGTTGAGCCGGAACTTGTAGGCGAACAACTGCGGACACCGCAGCGCCGTCTCGACCGCGTGCCAACCCCATTCCCCCGACGAGCCGGCATCGATGATTTTCCCGGTCATTTACCCTCCGTATTCTTCGGGACGTAGCGATCCATCTTCGTCTCGACCGAGAAGGGGCTGTTCGCCAGCCCCAGCGCGCGCTGAAGTTCGCGCACGCGCCCGACGAGACGGTGGACCGTCTCGACTCCCGCGCCGTTGTACCGGGTGGCGTTGATGGCAATCTCGTTGAGTTCCTGCTCTGAAATCATGATTTGTCCTCCGGCGTCGGTAGGGCGCGCAGTTCTTCGGCTATGTCATCGGCACCCCACCCAAAGGACGCCTCGTTGCACACCCTCAGAGACGCCTCGCGCATCGCTTCCGCGCCGCGCTGGTAGGCTGCTGCTTCAGCGCGCTTTCGCTGGCCGGCTCTCTCAGCAAAGCCATCCCATATCGCATCGGCCTCCAGCATAAGCCGCGCGCGGTTTTCGGCGGCAGCAGCTCCCGCCATTTCAAGCCAGTCCCGCTTCAGCCGCTCGACCTCGGCTCGCGCCTCGTCGCGCTGCTTCTCCATCGCCCACAACTCTTCCAGCGTGACTCCCAGCTTCTTGATTGCCTCGTCGCGCTGCTGCTTGAGAACAGCCCCGCCCCACGGTTCCCCGTCAATCGCGGCGCGGAGTGTCTCGACCTCGGCCCGCGCTTCGTCGCGCTCGCGGAGCGCCGCGTCCAGCTTCGCGGTCAGCTCTCGCTGGTACTCGTAAATGGGTCCGCTTCCGCTCATGGCTTCACCTCCGGCAGCGGCAGGGCGCGGATTTTCTGACCCGCCCCAGCTAACGACAGGGTGATGCCGTTCGCTGAGATGCGCGGGCTATTCGCCTCAATGTAGGCGGCAGCCGCCTCGCGCATGGCTTCCGCGCCGCGTTGGTAGGCCGCCGCGACCTCGGCCCGCGCTTCGAGGCGCTGCTGTTGAGCTTTAATCATGCGGCGCTGCGCGTCCCCCTGCGCCCACGCCGCCCTGTCCGCGATATCTTGGAGTGTTTCGCATCGGGCGCACTCACCCACCGGCTCCGCGAGCGCGGCGTCGATGCGACGAGCGAGGTTGCACGCCCAGCATGGACAAGTCAGAAGATGGTGGACGACTTCTTCGCCCTCATCGAAAAGGCCATCTCGCGCTTCCGCGAGCAGCGCCCTCAGTTTCGTTTCATTGGTCATCTACTTATCCCCCAGAGCGGACAGTCCCGCCGCATACGCGCCTTGGCGCTCAAGCGTGTAAACGTCATCGCAGTCAAGCCCCTCATGCGAACATCCGGGTAGGCACGCCGCCCGCAGCGCTCCGGCAAGTACCTCAGTTCGTTCACGCAGCAACGCCAGTTCGGCCCGCGCTTCGTCGCGCTGCTTCTGCGCCTCAATCATGCGCCGCTGCGCGTCCCCCTGCGCCCACGCCGTCTTGTCTGCGAGGTCACGCAGAGTTTCGCATCGGGCAAGGGCATCATCGCGCTCCTGCTTCAGCGCATCGATGACGCGGGCCGAGTCGCACGCATCGCATTGGTGCTTGCCGGGGCGAACCTCGGTCAGCGTGTGACCGCAATCGGCGCAAACGGGCGCCGCCGGCTCCGCGAGCGCGGCGTCGATGTGCTCAACGCAGTACCAGCGGCCATCGGAATCCCGTTTCCGCGTGTTCATTCGGTTGCAGAAAGAGAACTCACACTCCACCGGCTCTACCAGCTCCGCGAGCGCGGCATTGATGCAGTCGGCGACCGACGGAATCTCCCGGTCGTATTCCTCGCTGATCACGCCACGCGCCCGCGCGAGCAGCGCCCGTAGCTTCTCGACTTCACTCGGCATTTCGTCCCCCGTTCGTGTCGCACTCGCAATAAAGAAACCCGTTCGGATTACATTCCGCCACCGGGAAGGGCGCACACTTGGACACGCATTGACGGCAATCCGGCTCGCACACAGCGAGCACCCAGCAGAAAAGCCCTACGATTGCAAGCACGATGACCACCGCTTGCACTTCATCACGCTGCATCACAGCACCTCATCCCGCAGCGCCGCGTCCACCTTGCACGCGAGACAGCGTTCGCAATCGATGTCGTGTTCGTCCCACAGGTGAGCGCACGCGCAATCGCACCCGTTGCGCGAAAGCACGGCCTCGACCCGCTTGATCGCGTTCAGACTCTCCTCACTCATCCTTCTTCTCCCCGTCCAAAACGAACTCCCACACGAAAATCCCCGTCGTCATCGACATCAACAGCGCCGACGCAATCCTCTCCGCCTCTCCCGTCGCCGTCGGCAACAACAGGAGCGACATCAGCCAGCTAACCGCCAGCAAGAAGCGCGTGTTCGACACCGCTTTCCTCCGCCGCAGACGTGATGCGCCGTGACGCAATCTCGAAAAACGCGGACTCGCGCTCGATACCCACGAATCGATACCCGGCCCGCAGCGCCGCCACACCCGTCGACCCCGAACCCGTGAACGGGTCCAGCACCACGCCGTTCGGCGGCGTCACCAAACGGACCAGCCACGCCATCAGTTCGCTGTTCTTCACGGTCGGATGGTTGTTCCCCTCGCCCCGGTCCTTCGCGCTCGCCTTGGAAAAGATGTGGAACGCCATCGGGTTGCCGCCCTGCTCGACGATTTCCCACACCACGCACTCGCGCGTGCAGCCGTCCGCCACACACTCGTCGTCGTGTTCGAAGATGACGTTCTTCGGCCAGCGGCCCGTCGTCTCCGTCGCGGGCGCGTCCACCGGCATCCCGACGAGCGCCATGTTGAGCGAGTTCCCGCCCTTCTTGTTCCCCGCGCGGCCGTTCACCCGGCGCTCCGTTCCGATTTTCGACCCATCGATGTAGAGGCCACCGACGCCCCACTCGACGATGTTCTCGACCAGCGTGCCGATGAGCGGCTTTCGCGCCAACACGATTGGCTCATGCGCGGGTCCGAGAGCCGACCCCCAGCCCTTCCACCGCTTCGCGAGGTCGCCCTTCGGCTCGTATGCCTCGACGACCGTCGGAGCAGACTGCAACGTGCGGCCGTCGGTGAGGTCGTTCCCGGCGACGCTGAACCGCTTTCCCCGGTGGCCTTGCAGACCCGCCGCCTTGTCGAGCATCAGCGCGATGTTCTGCGACTTCGGGAACCCGCCGGGCCGAATCCAATGCAGCGAGTCGCGAATCTCAAAGCCGGCGTCCTCGATGGCGCACGCCATCCGGTGGTAGGTCCGGGGGGCGCCGAACGACACCAGATGCCCGCCCGGCTTGAGCGCCCGCAGCACGTCGCGCCAGAGGTCAACGCTGAACGCGATGCCCGCGTCGTCCCACGCGCGATTCATGAACGCAATCTCGTAGGGTGGGTCGGTGACGACCGCATCGATGCTGTCGTCGGGAATCTCGGCAAGCTGCTCCCGGCAGTCGCCGTTCAGCAGGAAAAAACGGTCCATCACGCCACCTCCAGCATCGCCAGCACCGAGTCGACGATTTCGTCCTCGGTCTTGTCCCCGTACATCAGCGAGTCGGCGAATCCGATGACGCTGTCGTCTTTCGCCACCTCTTCGACGGCGGGCAGCTTGTCGACGAGGATCGACGCCATTCGCTCATCGACCGTGTTCTCGGCGACGAGATATTCGATGAGGACCGGCCGCTTCTGACCGTGACGGGCGACGCGGCCCTCCCATTGAATGACCTGCCCCGGCGTCCACGGCAGCATCGCGACGAGGAAGACGTCCGTGTCTTGGATGTTCATGCCCTCGCCCCACGCGTCGCCGGTGCCGACCAGCACCGCCGGACCGGGGTCCGCCATGTATTTCTGAAGCTCCTCATCGCGCACGCCGGCCGGCGTCCCGCCGTGACCCGTGAACACGCGCGCGACGTCTCCAACCGCCTTGCGGACGGCGTCGGTCAGCTTTTCGCAATCGATGCGCCGGCCGGTGAACACCAGCACCTTCTGACCGGCCTCGACACACTCCTCGATGCGGTCGACGACCGCCGCCCGCTTGCGCGACGCGGCCTCGGCCAGCCGGACCTCCAGAATGGCCGTCTTGCCGGTCTTGGAGGCCCGCGCCAGTTCCTTCGCGAAGCCGCCCGACGGCGCCGATTGGTCGGCGACGGGAATCCGCGTGACGACGCGCCGCTTGGGCGGCAGGTCGCGGTGCGTCACGGAGTACGGGACTTGGTGGACCGCGAGGGAGACGCGGTTCCAGAGTTCGTCGAGATTCGACGCGCCCGACGTGTCCAGACCACCGAAAGCGTTTTTCCGTGCGGCGCAATACCGCGCGGTGAAGGACGCCTTGTCCTGCCGGTAGAACGGTCCCCATGCGTCCGGCTGGCACAGGTCAAGCTGCGCCCACAGGTCGCGGGTCCGGTCCTTGATGGGCGTCGCCGTCGTCCCCAGCCGGAACTTGACCGCGCGCGACAGGACGTAGGCGTGGTACGCCATGTTGTCCCGGTTCTGGAACGCCAGCGACCCATCCTTGCGAGGCACAGCCTCAAACCGCTTGTTCGACTTGGCCTTGTGGATTTCGTCGAAGATGACGTTCGTCGGCTTCCACTTGACCAGCGCCTCGGCGTGGGCGGGCAGCGTCTCCCAGCCCAGCACCACGAACATCGATTCCTCCAGCCGCTCCTCGTCGAGCGGCCCCGTGTCCTCGACGACGTAGGCCCGGTGATTCGTGAACCGCTCAATCTCGCGGCCGTAGTTCCGGCGGACCGCCGCACGCGTCACGACCACCGTCGCCCCGCCGTTGCCGAGCGCCCAGCAGATGCCGCCCAGCGTCTTGCCGGAGCCGGCGGCCCACAGCAGCATCCCCGACCGCCGCGACATCGTGAGGATGCCTTCGCGCTGGTACGGCGTGAGGAACGCTGGCACCCATTCCCGCAGGCCACGTTCGGTGAGCGAGTCGATGTCCGTGATGCCGGGGGGCGGCGAGACGAGAGCCGCCGCCGCGAACTTGACCCCGTACCGATTGCACGCCTCCTCGACCAGCCAAGCACCGTTCTCCGGCGCCAGCACCTCGCGCGGACCCCGGATGTTGACTCCCGGCAGAGCCGCGAGCGCACCCCGTAGTTCTGGTGGCACCCACCCCAAACTATAACGATAAATCGCGTGCATCCTTCATCCCCGTTGCAGCGTGTGCGGGGGCTTGTAGCACGGCGTTTTGTCACTTGTCAATCGGAAAGCGACGTGCTAAGACGGCCGCCCTCGTCATATCCGGCGGGGGCGAGAGAACGGGGAGACAGCATGATTTCGGAACAGGAAGTGTGGGCCGCGTTGCCCGCGCGAGGGTTCGTTCGCAGCTACGTCGAGTACGCCAGCCAGACCACGGATGCCAACGTCGCGTACCATCTGTCGAGCGCGCTGGCGATTCTGACGCAGACGGTCCCGCTGGACTACTGCGTGCCGTATGCCAGCCCTCTGTGGGGCAATCTTTTCAGCCTCATCGTCGGCGACTCGTCGAAGAGCCGCAAGACGGCGTCGGTGAACGTGGCCCAGCGCATCCTTCGGGAAGCCCTGCCGGGGTCGGTGGGCGAGGTGCCGGGGTCGCAGGAAGGGTTGTACGAAAGCCTGCGCGCCCAGCAGCGGCAACTCATCATCTACGGCGAGTTCGGCGAGTTCCTCGCGAAGGCGGAGCAAGGCTATTTGATGCCGCTGAAGACGGCGTACACGAACCTGTGGGACGCGATTCCGATTGGCCGCGCGCTGGCGAACAGCCGCCGGGGCGCTGTCAGCGACCCGCGACTCTCGCTCCTCTGCGGCGTCGCCACCGACCTGCTTGAGCGGCACACGGAGGTCGCAGACTGGACCGGCGGGTTCCTTGCCCGGTTCCTCACCTTTCACGCGGAGCCGGAAAGGCACTACGCCGCCCCGCCCATCGACGACCCGTCGAAGCGCGGCCAGATCGTGAAGTGGGTGAAAGACCTCGCCGCCCCGCAGGCGCTCCCCGGCCGGTGCCTCTGGCTCGACAAGCACGGCGAAGAACTGTGGGCCGCATGGTGGGAGGATATGGGCAAGGCGCGTGACCGTGCGAATCGCCGGGTCGCTGCCGCGTGTTCACGCTCGACGAGCATCGCGGCGAAGGTCGCCCTTCTCCTCGCGTGGGACGTCGGGCAGGCCCGCAGCGGCGCCGATTGGTACGTCGGTGAGCAGGAACTCGCGAGCGCCCTTGCCATCACGAACCTGCACCTCGACAGCGTCATCGAACTCGGCGAGACGGTCACGGGGTCAAAGGATATGCGCGACCGCCGGTCGGTTCTGCGCTCGATTGCCGAAGTCCCGACGCCCCTCGGCGTCATCATCAAGACGAGCGACCTGCTCAAGCGCCGCGTGTCGGAAATCATCGACTCGCTGGTCGAAGAGCGCATGATTCGCATGGAGCGCATCAACGGGCAGGTCTGCTACGTCCGCACGCCGGACGAGCACCAGATGCTCTTCGATATGGTGAAGTCGCAGGAAGCGGCCGTCGCCGGAGGCGAGTCGGGCAACGTCGTCGCCATGATGCGCCCGCTCCCGAAGCCGTCGCCCCTCGTTCCGGCAGGCCGGGAAATCGACGAGGACGACATCGATTGGGCGACGTTCGACGGGTAGGTCTGCGGTCTTAGCGCCGATAGCAGGACGAACCGAGAAGGCCGGCGACCCCGTCGGCCTTCTTCTTTTTCTCCAGCCGGTTCATCTCGACCTTGATCTCGACCAGCACCACGGCCTCGACGAACAGCGAAGCGATGAGCGCCTTCTTCGCCAGCGGCTTGAAGCCGTTGCGTTCCCCGGCGACCCATAGGGCCGCGCCGAGAATGACCGCGCGCTGAAGGACGCTGTACCCGGCCTTGAGTATGCCCTCCGGCTCACCGGCCCAAAAGGCGTGAGCCGACCGGACGGACGGCAGGGTCGGGCAATCGTTGACGGGGTCTAGGTCGGCCACGGGACGCTCCCTATCGATTCTTCGCTTCGTTGCGCCCGGCCGCTTTGCCGAACAGGTAAGCCGCGACCACGAATAGGGCGGGTCCGGCGAGCGACTTGAGGGTGTACCCGGCGGGCGTCATCGCTTGCTCCGTTCGTTGGCGTGCCACGCGAAGGCGACGGCCAGCAGACCGGCGACGAGGACGCCGGTCTTGACTCGGTCCCACCACTCAAAGTACGCGGCGCCATTCTGCATGGCCGTCGTCGCGTCCTCGGACCATCCGCCTAGCTGCCTCATCACGGCTCCACGAACTTCTTGATCCGCTTGTAGTAGTCCCGGCGCTCGCAGAGGTGGTCGGCGGCGACTCTCGCTGTGTCGCCGACCCGTCCTTTCGTCACGCCGCGATGCTCGCGCTCGACTTCCATCCCCTCGCGGAGTTCGGCAGGCGTAATCCCGCAGGACTGATACCGCCGGGGCAGCTTCTTGAGGGCGCGCTTCGCTGTGCCGACGGGGATGCGCCCGTGTGCCGGCAGACCGGCGACCGTCACCCGCGACTCGCCTTTTCGGGGCAGGTGAAGAAGCAGGTAGCCGAGAGCGGTGAGGCTGGCGACGGACCCGGCGACGTTGAGCCAATGGGTCCAATCGCGTGTCGGGGAGTCGTCTCCCGACAAGCCGGCCATGCCGCAGTTCCGTCCGCAGGGGCAGGGCATCGATTTATCGCTTGCCCTTCTTCTTGCCCTTCTTCTTGCTGACCTTGAAACTGCCCTTGATCGTGCTGCCCGACTTGATCATCGATACCTTGACGCCGGCCTTCTTGGCGCTCTTGGCCGAGATGGTCGCGCAGCCCTTACCGAAGGCGACGACGGCGTCCCGCGTCTTGGCGCGCTTTTTCCCGCCCCCGGCGCGGGCCTCGGCGTCGACCATACCGGCGGCGTACTCTGCGGCGAGAATCGAGCGGAGCGCGGCCACGCACTTGCCGGCCTTCACGTTCTTCTTCGCGTCTTTGGTCAGCGTGGCGACGGCCGACGACCCGGCCTTATACATCTTCTTGTGGGCTTTCATCGGGGAACCGAGAGACATCGGGAACTCCTCGCGGCATAGGGCCGCCGGGTGATAGGCCCGGCCACTCTACTCCGAAAGGGGCGCTCCGTCGAATCCGCGTGCCGTCAGTTCAGCATCCCGCCGGTCGGCGGGGTGCCGCCGGGGGAACCCTTGATCTCGTCGAGCCGGTCCATCGCCTCGGTCGCGACGGCCCGCATCTTGTCGTGAATGGCCCGCGTGCCAGACTTCCCGGCATCGAAGCGCGAGGCGCCGTATCCGGCGGCCAGCAGGTCGCCCTCCTCGCCCACGATGACGCCCACGACGACGTAGGCCCGCACGTCGTAGGCGGCAGCGAGTTCACGAACGGCCAGAAAAAACGCGTCCTCTTTGCGGGCCATCGCCCCTCCGACCGTCAACCATATCACGATTTCGCGATGACCTTGTGGAGCCATTCGTTCGACGCCTTCAGCGCCTTGCGCCATTCGGGCATCGTCTCCTCCGGGTCGCTCATCGTCCCGAACCGGCGCGGCTCCGCGTCCTCGATGTCCCCGGCCTCGATTTCCACCGGCCCGACGGAAACGGTGGCCGGCTCCCCGACGGCCGGCGGCGCCGTCTCGCGGAACCATCGATAGCGGTCGTCGGGGTCGAGTTCCTTCTTGTCGACGCGGAGCAGCACCGCGTTCCACTTCGCCACGAACTCCCGCAGGTCGCCGCGCCGCAGGTCGGCAAGCGCCTTTCCGGCGACGCTGAACGCCTTGGGCCGGTCGTACCGGGTCGCGTTCTCCGCCGTCTGGACGAACCAGCCCATCACCTCCTCCACCTCGGCGAGCGGCCGTTCCGCGTCCGTCATCGCGAGGTAGGTGTCGAACGCGATGCGCTCCTCGGCGCCGGTCCAGCCGCTCGACAGGTGCGTGACGACGGCCTCGGCCATATCCGGCGGCATCGGGATTTGCCGGAGACGGCGGGTCAGCGGGATGACCGGGAACGCAGGGTCCGGCTCCGCCTCGCCCCAAACGTAGTCGAGGACCGACATCAGACGACCGCGCTCCCGGTCGCCCAGCGTGCCGAGAATCGCAGGCACGTCGGCCCACGTCATCGTTGACAGCCGGTCAAAGCTGAAGGCGACGGAGAGGACGTCGACAGCGTCGGAGAAGATGGACGGCGGGGAGAAGGCATGGCGGACCGACGCGTAGTCGACGATTTCGATGCCGTGGTCTTTCACCGACTCCCCGATGTGGTGCAGTACCGACCCCAGCTTGGCCCGCATGGTGGCACTCAAGCTGATTCGGTACAGGTTGACCGCCTCGCCGTCGTTCCACGACTCCGGCGGCAGGCGCAGCACCAGCCGATGGGCGGCGGCGCGGTACGTCTTGATCGTGATGCGGTTGGCGAAGGCGCGGTCGAGATAGTGGTCGAACACCAGCTTGAACTCGTCGGGAGTCATTTTTTGCCTCCTTTTGGCTGCGACAGTATACAGGTATACGCGGCAGAGATGCAATCAAAATCGGGGGTGTAGGTAGAAGTTTTGTCGATTCTGCATCTGTGCCACTAGGTAAGTTTTTGCAAGAAAAAGTAGGTAGAACCTGTGCTGTTACAGAGAACTTATATATACCCAAGTTACCTACTACCTACCCCCTAAAAAATAGCTGCATAAGTATAGGTAAAAAGAAAAATCGTATGCACTATAAGAGCTTAGGTGATGTAATCTCTCGTTCTAGCTGTTCTCAAGTCTTTCCGAAAAGGGGAAGGTAGGTAGTAGGTAAGTAGGGTATATATAAGTGCGATGAAACAGCAGAGATTCTACCTACCACACAGATTCTACCTACCCCAGCACTTTCAAAGTTCTACCTACACCCTTCCGCAGTAACCCAAGCGCGATCCGGCGGCACACCGTTCTTCGCCCATCGATGTGAGGACTTTCACTCTGCACTTGCGTTGCATGATCAAGGGCGGCATGGTCGCGCGCCATGCAACGACGCGACTCGTCACAACTCCTGTTCGACTTCGCCCGCACACCGGCGTCCGCCCCTGCGCTCACGCTCGTCGAACCACCGCCCGCAGAGCGCGCGCCCGTCGCCGCGCGGCCCGTCCTTCCCCCGCGACCGGCCTACGGGCCTCGGACCGACGACCCCAAGGTTCGGCTGACCGTCGTCTGGCCGCCGCCGTCGCCTTATGGCGAGTTTCCGGCACCCCGACCGGGTCCAGACAGCTTCGCGGACGAACTATTCGCTCTGGAGCCAACAGCGGACGATTTTGACGAGTCGCGTCCTCGGACACGCGGGGACTGCTACGGCAAGCCGCGCCCGTGTCCGTGGGTGTCGTGCCGGTACAACCTGTACCTCGACGTGCGCGAGGACGGGGGGCTGAAGCTGAACTTCCCCGACAAGGAACCCGACGAGATCACGGCATCGTGCGCGCTCGACTTGGCGGAGGACGGCTCGCGGACGCTGGACGGCATCGCGGCGCTGATGGGCATGAGCAAGGAGCGTGCGCGGCAGCTTGAGGCTCGCGGCCTTGGAAAGATGCGCGACGGCCTGCCGCGCCGGGACGACGTCACGCGTCTCGACGACACGGATTGGATTTGACGTCGCCCCGGTTGCGCGTTGTCACCGCGACTTGGCCTTGTAGCCGGTCGGGCAGGACGAACCGCGTCGGGCTTTGATGACGGCGTGCGAGCGCGTGCCGACGGTGCAGACCATCCGACGGCCGCAGATTTTCTTTCCGCTCTTGGTGGTCTTGCAGCCGCTCTTCTGCGTCTTGGACTTGCCCTTCGGGCATCCGATCATCACCACGGTCCCCTTGCCACCGGGGATGTAGCGAAATCCGAACTCCTTTGAGAACTCCTTTTTGGGCTTCGTGATCTTGGTGCAGCGCTTCTCCGGCAGCTTGAGCCGGGTCTTCTTTTTCGCCTTCGATGCCATCACTTGACTCCTTTGAGACTGACGGGTGCGGGACAGGAGAGCAGGTAAACGACCTGCCGTTTCTTGGTTTCGGTGCGGACGACCTTGCGGGACGCGCGTCCCTTGGCAAGCTGCTTGCGCCAGAAGCCCTCGGACATCTTCGTCCGATAGCCCGAACTGCCAAGAGGCGCCTTGAACTTGGCACAGGCGGTCTGTGCCGCGAGTTCGTAGATGCGCGTGCCGATGCCCTGCCGGTGGTACTCCGGCCACAGGCCCACGCTTTCGATTCGGGCAATCGGACCGACGTCGGGAACGTCCTCGGCCCACAGAACGGCGCCGCCGACCCGCTTTCGCCCGTCCATGACACGGATGGGTAGGATGTCGAGATTCAACTCCGGGTTGAACTTCCGTCGACCAACGACAACGCGAATAGCCATGCGGCACCTCCGACCCGACGACCCTACCCGACTCCCGTCGATTCGCCCACTTACGAGTTCCCTTCGATTCTGGCTTGACTGACGCGATAAGGTGGTGAAGTTTGCGTGCGTCCCCAACATGGAGGTCCGCGATGGGATGGAACCCGCTCAAGACGATTCACGACAGTCAGAAACGCAAGGAATACAAGGCCGTCCTGCTCGGCCTACTGGCACGGACGCAAAAGGCCGGTGACGGGATTCAGATCAGTCCCGGCGAGGGCGAGTCGGGCATCTGGTCCCCCGTCATCGAGGAGATCCTCCGAGAGAACCGCCAGTATTCGCTGGCGATGTGGCCGGAAGGACCGGCCATCGTCCGCACGGCCGACATCGATGCCCTCAACGCCGACTTCCGGCAGGTCAACGAGTCGGCGCAGTTCCTCAACCGTGGCGGACAGGACTTCAACATCGAGGAGATCAAGCCGCGCCCGACCGGCGGCGAACGCGTCAAGGCCGAAGAATGGGAGAAGGAGATTGGGCAGGAACTCGACAAGCCGGGGTACGAAAACCCCTTCAAGAAGGAGTAACCGATGACGGGTCAGCAGAAAACCGTCTCGCCGGAGGCGCAAGACATTCTCGACCGCCTCCGCGAGCATTACCGGCAGCA